TTCGTACGGCCGGAAATGCGGGTTGGTGCGGTTGAGTTGGTTTGTGAAAACGATGAACTGCCAGAAGAGCCACTGGTTGTCGGCCTGCGCAGCCCCCGCCGCATAGCCCAGCATGCGTGTCAGCTGCTCCCAGTCGTCGCGGCTCATCTCGACTGTCACCCGGCCGCCGGTTTCGGTGTAGGTGATGGCGTCGCTCATGGCTCCCCCCGCCGGGCAGCGGCATGTTTCCTCCTAGGTACCATATCCCCCAGATCCCAAGTTCCGTCGAAAGGTCAAAGGAATGGAGCCGGTTATGCTGCCGTCTCTGTGAATCACGGTGCTGTCGCTGTCGTGACCTACAGGAACCAAAGACGCAACGCGCTTACCGCTCTTCTCGATATGCACCAGCATTCCATGAGAAACGCGATCCATGACATCTCCTGGCGCCGACCGTAATTCCGTCATCGAAATAGTAGCTTCTTGTCCCTGAAAATCTTTCTTTGGTAATGGCATTCCACCTCCTAGCGCTTCACGCCTTCTCGAACCCTCTCGTCTGCGGGAGGCTCCAGGCGCGCCAGAAACACCATGCGGCGGTAGTCGATCATGGCTCTCCTTCGGGCATGACCCAGTTTCCCGGCCGGCCCGTGGGGCCGTGTTGTTTGCCGGTGACTCTGGCGCGGTAGCGGCGGAAATCGGTGAGCAACCCGGCGGCCTGTTCCGGCCCGGAGCCCACGTGCTGGATCACCCACCCGAAGAGGAAGGCGTCGGTTTCGGCCGCTTCGGCGGCTTCGAGTACGCCATAGGCGTGAGCGCGGGCTTCCGCCGGCGTCAGTTGCCCCACGATCGCGCCCTTCAGGAGCAGCTGCACGAAGGGTTCGCCCTTGATGTTCACTCCGCTCTGATATCCGAGCACGACGTCCGGAAGTTTTTCAGGTGCGCTCATTTCTCGAACCCCTCTGCGGCGCCACCGCCGCATTAGGGCTTGACCTCCTTTTGCAAATCGCGGCAGTCGCCGCAGAAGCACTTCGTCCCGACTCGCGGCGGATTATCGCCCAGGAGCAGCGGCTCGTGGCCGCATTCGAGTCTCGCTTCATGTACATTCTCGACTATCGGAATCGGACGCCAGAGGGCCTCCACGCGCCGCTGAAATCGCGGATCGTTGAAATCAGGATCGTCGCTCTTGACCAGACCCGGCCAGTTCGCCATCACTTCCACTCCCTAAGCCTTTTGGCTCTAGCTTCGTTAGCTCGCTCACGGCCATATGTACTCCAGATGTCCCATCGGCAACAGCGGATTGCGATGAAAGATCACGATGCGCCGCCGGTGGCTGGGCCGGTGACGGAACCACGGGCCGGGCGGATCATCGCCGCCGCGCTCGCGCTCGCAGATCGCGCAAATCAGTGTTTCGCCCGGTTCCCACAGCACCATGTCGCGCACGGCGGCATCGAAGCTGGAATATCACCAGCCCTCCCGCCACGTCATTTCTGCGCGCGACTTTGAGAGCGTCAGAATCGCGTTAAAGATCTGCCGCTTGGCGCGCAGCACGCGGCCATCGGGCAATAGCTTGTACGCCCCGTTCTCGTCCTCGCCGAAACGCATCAGCTGCCCTCTCTACTCTTCATTCGCTTCTTGGCCTTTCGTGTAAGGACGTAGGGAATGGCCGGATCCACGGTCTGCTGATGCGACCACTCCATCAGTTCCATGATGGTCGTGTTGCTGAATAGTTTGATGTTGCCATCACGCGTAGGCCGACTGTTGTGCAACGCCCAGTCTGCAGCTAACTCGTCAAGCGCACGGTGCAGCTCAACATGGCGAAGCCGGTGGCGTTCGTTGCTCAGGTATACGCGACTCTTGCTCATACATTTAATTGCGCGAGGCTTTCCATAATGCCTGCGTGAGTAGCTGCGCCGCCTCGGAGGCCTTCAAAGACGGCAAGGCCTCCTCCATGGTTCGGAAGCCGGTCCGGCGCACCTCTACGTGAAATTCGCTAGCGCCGCACAGGGCGCAGGATGGTTTCATGAAATGCTGTGCGACCAAGTGATTGAACTCTTCCAATAATTTGACGCCTAATTCCTCCGCGGATTTCTCATTCTCGTAAACATCCACAGCCGCCAGAAAAGCGTGGCGCTCGGGGCACAGCAGTTGCGCCAGGTATACGCGACTCTCGCTCATATATCGCGCTCGGACCCTTTCATCCGAATCATGTGTAGCCGGTCCTCGAATTCCCGTTCCATAGCCCGCATCTCGTGCAGGCTGCGCAGAGCCCAAAGCGCCACACCGAACGCCACCGCAGCGGTCACCACCACACCGGGCCACCCCAGGTAGTTATTGCAAAGATATCCCCAGAAGCCACCGACCGCTCCGCCTACGATTGGGTAAAGGGCACGTTTCATCATTTGCGCTTTTCCTCCTCGGCCTCCTCGAGCAGGTGCTTCTCAATCACTTGAATCGTGGCCCACTTACCGTGCGGAAACCACTCTGGGTTATCGTCGGCCACACGCAGCTGAAAACAAATCCAAGCCCATTCCAGCGGGCAACTGGCGATCCCTTCCCACAGCATTTCGTCGCCGTGCTGAAATTGCGCCCACGCGAGCAGGCCCTTCTGCGTCTCTTTGCTGAGATGCTCGACTTTCATATTGGCCAGGCTTCCGCATCCAAACTCGCCAAGTACTGATGAAGCTTCTCCAATACCTCGGGTTCCAGATAGATCTCGTTTGTGGTCCTGATCCCATCTTCAGTCGTCAGGACCAATCGCCCAAGTTCGTCGAAACGAGCGTATACAGCGTCTCCAAGATAGGTCTTGATCACTTCTCAAATCCTCGCTGCGGCGCCCAGGCCTCGTCCGCATCGAGCACGCGCCGCTCGTTCAGACCCACTTTGATCCGCTTCACGCCGGGAAAGCACCATAGCGTGTAGTAGTTCGACGGGTCGAGCTGCCGCTCCTCGGCCGGGTACAGCTCGAAGGCCTCGCATTCCTCGCCCGCGATCTGGTTCTTGATCCCCTGGAACTCGCGCCAGTCGTGCCGCGCCGTGCCATCGAGCGTGTTGATGCCGATCTGGATCATGCCCTGATCCGTCGCGAACACCCGGTCCTTCGACCAGCGGCGGACCGTGACCTGGTAGATGTCGCTCGTCCAGACCTCTGGCCGCTCTGTGTCGTCGATCACTCCGTCCTGGATCTTGTCGAGGGGGTGATGCTTCAAACTAGCCGGTTGGTTGACGCATTCGGGATGAGCTTTCCGCCAGATAGCCACTAGCCGCTCGCGCTCCTGGAGGTAATCGCGCGCTTCGTAGTCACCCGCCCGCCGGCGGATCTCTTCGAGCATGGCCCGCTGAAGGCGCGGGGTTGTCGTTGTCTTTCTGGTGAAGTCGGCATCGTTAGCGTTAAACTTCACGCGAGATTCTCCTGCAGTTCCGCCAGTATCCGCGCGGCCTCGTCCTTGGGCGGGTACATCTTGGTGCGCCCGTCATAGTCGTCGTGATTCATAAAGACGCTTTTCTCGGGCCGGTCTCCGCCGATGATCTGAGTCGCAATACACACACGCTCAGGCGTCTGGACAATGGCCCAGAATCCATCCGCGATCGTGAAATAGCCGAGCTTGGCGCCCTCGTGGTGCCGGTTGTGACCGTCGTAATAATATTCCTGCTTCTCAGGCGTGAGCGCCTCGAATGCGGCGGTAGGCTTAAACAGGTTCATGGCAGTCACCATAACGATAGCCGCCGGCGGCAGGAGCGCCGAGGCGGCTTGCATAATGCCAAACGCGGCATCCTTTTTCGCTCCGTCATTCAACCAGTCCACGCCCAGCTTCTTGGCGATCAAGGCTTCAATCCGCGAGCCGCGCTGGAGGCCGTTCTCTCCATAAAAGCCCAGGTAAAAACTGAATTGCTTCCGGTTGCGCAATTCCGTCAGCGCAATATTGAGGGCCTGCCGGGCCAGCCCTTCAAGCTGGGCATCAGAGAGGCTCATGCTTTTTCCCCCTTACGCCGCGCTAGCCTTCCTGGCCAGCGCCGAGCCGTTTTTGTAGGGATCCTTCAGACCGTAGGCGGTCGGGTCGAACAGCCTGGTGAGAGGCATCTCCGCGTTCTTGCGCCAGATCTCCGTCATACGGAACTCGGCCCAGGCGTCGCGGCCTTTCCTGGTGATATGAAATCCCCGGCCCCTGGAATATTCGATCCAGCCCTGGATGAGCATCGAGCGGAAAGGGCGCTGATCGTAGCGCTGCGCGTCGTGAATCGACATGTGCATGCCGTGAGGGGCCTGGGCGAACGCCTGCAGCATGGGGAACTGACGGTTCGAGAGGCGCGTCATGCGGCTGCTCCGTTCACGTGCTGCGCTGCTGCCTTTTTAGCCGCCCGCCCCGCGGCCATCTTGGCCAGGAACTGCTTCTTCTGGCGGGAAGACATGCCGTCCCAATGCGTCTGCGCCGCGCTCTTCTTTCCCTTGGCCCGCACTACCGCTTGCCGGCGCTTCATCTCCGCCGAGCGCTCCTCGGGGCTGTCGCTCCAGCCACGGTGCGACTTCCCGTTGCCCTTCCTGGCGCGCTCCATGCGCTTGTTCTCGCGCAGCGCTTCGCGGTAGTTGTCTGTACCAGGTTTCAGGCCGGCCAGAGACCGATAGCCTAATTTCGTATTCCGTGGCCGCCCGCGACGCGGTGCGCTCGCGGCGTTCTCGATGTTCGCGAGCATGGCGTAATCCGCCTTTAGCTCAGCGAGCATCTTCTCGACTTCGCCAATTACGTATTGAATCCCGGGCAGTAGCGCCGCTATGCCCAATTGCGCAAGGTTGACGTTTTCAGTTTTCATGTCCGCCCCTCCCAGGTGGGCCCTTCGACCGGACTAGCCGGGACACCTCAACCCTGGGAGAATGACGCGGCCCGGCGAATCCGACTTCGAAAGTTGACCTCACGAGCCTATCGCAACGCCCCACCGGCGTCAATCGGAAAATTTCGGGTGCGTATCTGAATCAATTTCATGCCTTTGTCACGCCGAAGTGGGATACACTTTCCCCGGAAGGAGCAAAACGCATGCAGGCGTATTACATCATTCCGGCCGGCGGAGCGCCGCCAGGCCCTGTCGATCCTGGTTATGGCCAGGGCCATCCATTGCCGCCACATCTCGGCGGAGGTCCGGCCTATCCGCCGGTTTATCCCGGCGGTGGGCCGGTTTATCCCGGCGGTCCGCCGCACGTCGGGGGTGGGCCGATTTACAATCCTCCCGTTGACCCAGGTTGGGGTGCCGGGCACCCGCAACCGCCTGGAATCTGGGGAGGAGGGCTGCCTCCGCATGTCGGTGGCGGCCCGGTTTATCCAGGGCATCCCGGCGGTGGGCCCATCTATCCAGGGCATCCCGGCGGTGGGCCCATGCCTGGATGGCCGGTTGATCCCGGCTGGGGCCAGGGGCATCCGATGCCGCCTGGAATCTGGGGAGGCGGTATGCCCCCACATGTGGGCGGGGGCCCGATTTATCCGCCGACGTATCCCGGTGGCGGCCCGGTGTATCCACCGACGTATCCCGGCGGCGGGCCCATCTATCCCGGCGGTCCCCCGGTAGCGGGCTGGCCCCCGGTCGCCATGCCGCCCATTTATTTCCCTAACCCGCCGGGCGAAAAACCGCCAGATCTTCCACCGCTGCCTCCCGGTGTCCCGCCGGCCCCGCAGAACCCTGCGGCCATGCCCCCGGGCACGATGCAGCCGGCCGCCGATGTGCCCGGCGCCACCGGAAGTGTCTGGATGCTCGGTTTTTTTCCCGGCTACGAATGGCGCTGGGTCACCGTCAACGCGGCCACTACTGGTGGCGCGCCGCCGGCCGGCCCTAAAAAGTAGGCTCACACGGGAGGTGGCTCACCCGATGAGCCACCTCACCTAACCAGAGAAATCGAGGGTAGAAAGGACGAGCGATGTCAGCACCAACCACACCAACCGCACCAACGACGCCCAAAACAGGCACCAAAGGCGAGGCGTACGCGAAGACGCCCAAGACGCCCATCGACATCCCCCCGGAGGCGTTTCCGCCGCCAACGGAGTACGAATATTATCTGAACCAGGCTTACTGGAATGGCTGGATGCAGTGCGCCAACTTCATCTGCAACGGCGTGATCCTATTGCCCAGCCCCAAGGGAACCGGCGACTACAACCACTACTCCACGATGTTTGCGCCGTATTACATGCAGGATTCGACGTTCGGATACGTCAACAACGGGGCGGTCGGTTGGAATAACGCCATCAATCAGGGGAGAAACTACGTCTGGCACAACGACCCGGAGTCCCCATATAAAGTGCCCCCAAGCTAACCGTATTCACTTCCCGCACTCCGCGCACGTCACGGGCTTGCCGACAAACAGCTGCTCCCGCTCGAGCTCCTCGCGACGCAGCTTGCGCCGGTGGCCGCACGCCAGCTTGACGGTGCACCACTCGACGCTCCAGGGCAGGATGTGGGCAATATAAGTCCGCATGGGATTATTGCTTATCTTCCAACACCCGGACTTGCACAATGCGAAATTCCAGGATGGTGCCGACCCTCCGCTGGCCCGAGGCCAGCCGCACAATCAAGTGCGCGAGGCCGTCCTCGGCCTCGAGAAAGATGCCGAGCGCCCGCTCGGCCTCCTCCCGCGAGGAGTAGTGATATAAACGCGTGGGCGGTGGCTTCAGCGAGACGGGCTGCCACTCGGACAGGTCGCTCGGCCCCTCGGCTGCCCTACACTCAACATTTCGGCCGCGCGCCTCGATCATAAACTGACTACCCATCCAGCTACGCTGCCAGCGGAGCTCACTCAGCCGTTCCATCTCCTTTGTCAACTCGGGGTTGTCAAAGGCCGTGCTCGTTCTCGTTCGTTTCATGCCGCGGCCTCCTCACAACGGTGCCCGCGCGCTCGCGCCCGCTTGCGCGTCATCGCCCCGCATGGACAGCGATCCGCCGTGCGCGGCCGGCCAGCCGTCTTCAAACGGCGCGCCCGGTTCGCGCCCTTCCAGCCGGCCTCGGCCATGCGTGCCGCAAACGCGCGCCGCTCCTCGGGTGTGGTCTTCGCCCAGCGCAGAGCTACCAGCGCCTGCGCGGCCGGGTTCTTTTCGGGTGTGGGTTTCTTAGTGGCCATTTTCTTCCAGACCGTCCAAGCGCGCTTCGTGGATGCGCGCAATATTCTCTAAGCTCTGAATGGATTCGTGCACCTTCACAAAATTCACGGTGATCTCGGCGAACCGCCGCTCATTGGCGTGCTGCATCCCTGTCAGGATTTCCAATTGCTGCGAAATATTCTCCAGCCGCTCGTCTATGGTCATGCGCTTCGTTCTCCATTTTCGGAAGCCCAGCGCTTCAACACATCCGCGATCACGTCCAGATACTTGCGGTCCCGCTCCGCCCGCTCCCGCGTGCGCGCCAGATCCGCCTCCACTACCGCCCGCAGATCACGCGTCGAGCCGGCCAGCAACTCGACCGACTCCGCCAGCGCGCGGTGGCGCTCCTCGAATTGTTCGTCCGTCATCTTTCGCCTCTCCCTTAAAGATATCATTCGTATGCATTTCGGTCACGCGCGCAGGGGTGAAACCCGCACTGGCCCTTATCGCGCCGCGGCGTAGAGCTCCACATCCCAAACGAAAGATCCGTCTGAGAGTCGCTTGACCTCAACGCTCACACGGTTTACGATCTCGCCCGTTGCGTTATGCACAAAGGCGGCGCCTTTGGGCATCGTCAGTTTCAGGGTTTCCAGCACACCGGAAAGCTCCTCGACCGTTCCATCAAAACTCAGAATTTCTTTGTTCGTCATGTTCGCTCCCTCCGGCTCGGGCCGGTTGCGCTCGTTGCGCTCGTCAATTTCGACCATATCCAGACCGCACAGTTCCGGATGACACCACTCGCAGTAATCCCCACAATCGCAGTTGTTCACGTCTTAAAACCTCCCCGTCATGACCGCGTGATACAGACCGCGGTTTTCACGATGCGCGTCGATCACGTGACGTAACCATTGCTTGCGCTCGTCACGCGACAGCTTGCCCCAGGCGCCGCGTTTCAACCGCGATACAAAGTAGCGGATGACCGCGCGGTTCGATTGCCCTACGTGGCAACGCCCTACAATCTGCCGGACCATCGCCGGCGTGTTATCTCGTTGCATGTTTCCTTTTCCTCCCTTTCAGTACGGACACAATGTTTTCGAGCGTCGCCACGGCAGGCGTCCCGTAACGTCCGCCCATATTGAGCACCCAACCATGCGGACCTTCGAGGACAGCGCGTCCCGTGCGCACGCGGTACGTGAGACCATCTAGGCCAATGCCATTTGGTACGAGGATTCGCACGCGTGAGCCGGCCGCGATCGAGTTGAAGACCTGCAGTTTGGTTGGTGAGCGTTTGCGTGGCACGGCTAGAAACCCTCCCGCGCGGTAAATGTAGGCATGATGACGTCTAGCAGGTTCTCTGCATAAACATTGCTCTCAAGTGGGCTCACGGTTAAACCGTGGTATTCGTCAATGTCGTAAGGTCCATAGCGCGGTCGTAACGAATCAGGCAGCCATTCAGACCGCGTGAAACCTTCAAGGTGTTGTCATCCCATGCGACGAATAGCAGGCGCGCGTTAATGCCTAATGCGAGCAATTGCGCATAGATCGTTTGAACTGTTGGAGTCATCTTGTTACCCTTTCTGAATTCGCAGTATTGCATACGTAAGCACATTGTGTCAAGACGTCGGGGTGAAATCGCTTCCACCCCGACGCGGCCGGCTCACGCACTACGCTGCCATCCCGCAGCCCGATTGAGTCAACACTACAAAAGGATTCGTCCCGATTACCTTTTTGGCGCGTCCCTTCGGCCGCAGACCAACCACAACGCCCTTCGGATCCAAGAACCGCAAATCATGCAACGTGCCATCAATCACCTGATAGCCGTTCCAGGTTTCGGGCAGCGGTTCACTATTGCGCACACCAAACACGACCGCGACATTCACGTCGTGCGCCAGCGCGTCCATGCAAGCTGGTACGTTCTCGGGGCCATCGTGCGAGAACGTTAGATGATAATTCGGCCGCACACGGAGATACGGTTTCGGATGTTTGGTGTAGTCGTAGAAACCCACTTCCGGAAATTCCGCAGCCATCCACATGGCTAGCTTGGGAATGTCCGACGTGCCATTCACGCGCACTACCGGCTTGTAACGACGACGCCCAAACCGCATACGACGCGCGCGCCTGATCAGCCGTTCGATGTCATACCGCAAACAGGCTAAAAAGAGCTCTTGGTTCTCAAAAAACAGACGCGTCTTGGCAATGCGGATTTCCTGGTTGCGATCCATTCCGCCATGACCCGATGTGTTCAAACACGGACCTTTACAGTTGCCAGCGTTCACGCACACCTGATAACCGCTCAGGTCGGCCGGAGCCATATACAGAATCGCGGTCAAATACCCAAGCGCTTCACCCTTGGACGTCTTGGCATTTGCCGTGGTTAGAATCGGCCGATAACCGGCCGGCTTTACTAGTCGTGTACGATGTTTAATAGATCTCACAGTGCTACTCCACTTTGGGATTTAGGTTCGAAACGCTGTTACTAGCAGCGTTCCGAACCGCTTGCTACGCTTAGGACTTGTGACCTAAGCTGTGCATTAAACCGAGCCGGTTTAATCGGCTCGGCTCACTCTGCATTTCGACTAACCCTTTTCTGCCAGACTCTGCCGAGATATTCCGTGCTCGCGTGAAAGTTCATCTACCGCGCTTGCCATGGCATCGAAATCTTCATTCGAATAAGTCCTACCCACTGTCAAAACTTTCTCTAGATGCCACGGCAGAGATAAGCCTAAACGCCGATACTCCCTTCGAACTACTTCGGAAGTAATACGACCCCCATCGGAAAGATATAACGTCATTAGTTAATCTCCTTAATTGCTGCATACAGAATGTCGTCCGCTGCTAAATACGACTCGAGGGTTAGTGCATCGTCCGTCTCGAGTCGCGTTGTCAGATACTCACGCGCGTGTTGCAGCGTTTTTTCGGCTTGCTCTTCGTTAAAAAACCGTATGTGTAAGCTCATGTATTCACAATATCCCTACGTAAGTATTTCTGTCAACACTCGAGGGGTGAAATGTGGATGAACTGCCTTTTTTGGGTTTACTTTTCCGGCTCGGTGCCGGCCGGCTCTTCCGCTTGCGGCTCGGAGTCGATCACGGCCTCTACGATCGGTTGCTCTAAAGCTTTCCGATACAGACCCTCTAAGTCCGCTATCACTTGTCGCCTCTCACTGCCGGATTGAGTCAGTTCACGTTCACGGCCGATGCGCGTCTCGCATATCTCATGTAGCTTGAGTGTCGCTAACAAACGGACCTTTTGATCAGGTGAGTTCAAGGCTAGTCCCTTTAGGTTCTTGAGACAGAACTCTACCTCTTGTTGCATCGTGCCAAGAGGCATTAACTCACTCTCACGACGCGCTATCTCGATTGATGTGCGCGTGTCTAGCGTCGCTACATGCCCGTTGTTCGTTGCCGTCTTCTGTTTGCCCGTCTTGAGGTAGACTTCCGCATACGCTTCGGTTCGGGTCGACCCGTTCGCTACCAGGTACGCGAACCGTTTCTGCTTGGGAGTAAGGTCGATCTTTGCCATAAGGGTGCACTAGAGATTTTAATTCCGATAAATCAAGTGAGGGGTTCGTGGGGCGAATTCGCCGCGGCCGGCCGGCCGATTTCCGCGGGTACCTGGTGCAGTGTGCTAGCTGCTGGTAATCAGATTTTTGAGGATGTCAAGTGTACACTAACCCCTAGTGTACGGCGTACACTTGGACGCGTGTATAGTACCTTTCCGTGATTTCCAACACCCATGCAGCGTAAGTTATTGATTCCATTAGCGACTTCCGATAAACCATCATTATGTAAACTAGCGCTGTAACCCTTTGCAGTGCAACCGGTTGGGTCTAGTTTCTGCAGTCTATCACGCGCTTCTGAGCTCTGCACGGGCTAGCGCAGAGCCTATCGCCCGTTAGAATGCCACGCAATCGCGCTACGGAGCCCTAGGCTCCATCGCGGCCGGCCGGCCGCTACCCTACCGCCTACCAGGCCCCCCGTGCCAGCCAGAGCCAGCCGAGGACCCGGCCGGCGAGTTCCCCCTCTACGCCCACCACGTCGGCCATCGGACCTAATAGGCGAGGCCTCCCCCTAGTCCTGGAGCCATCGGTCGGCGCCGGAGTAAAAATCGGAGAGTCGACTTTCCGGCCTGTTTTACATGCGTGCGGGTCTATACCATTACCACGTGTGCGCACATTATGTCGTTTCTCGTTTCTTCTCCTCTGGAGCTGTAACAAAGGGCCAAAAAGCGAAGAAAGGGAGAAGACAGAGTCACAAACCAATTACACAAGAAAACGAGAAGGGAAAAGCGCTGGAAATGCTCTTGTAGAGGTCCGGAAACTTACCCCACTTTCGCGTGGTGCTGAAATCGGCTTTTTGCGAGCAGCTGGCAGCCCATCCGGGGTGTGAACTTGCGCCTTTGCAGTCATCGTTTTGTAACAATCCGGCTTTGGAGTTCCTCGATCAGGGCTTTGACTTCGTCTAGCGTTGAAGCGACAAGGGTTAAGGCTCCGGCTGCTTTCCACTCCGCGAGGCGCCGGAGTTGGAGCGGGGTTGGGGTTTGGCCCGGCGCTTTGAGTTCGATCTCGGCGTGAACCCCCTGATAAAGCAGGTAGATATCCGGGTCGCCGGCGACCCCGAAGGCGGTGCCGTGGCGTTTGCGCGCCTCGAGGCCGGGGATAGTCTTGAGGTAGGTGAGAACGCGCCGCTGGAGCTTCCCCTCAGGGCCGGGCATGGGTCGCCGCTTTACGGTTTCGCTGGGCCATTTTAGCCTCACAGAATGAACACCCCGTTTTAGCCTGCGCACAGGCCGTAGGGTGCATCAACTCGACACAGTAGGGGCAAGATACCAGGGAAGCGTCTTCGGTGCAGTGTCGGCCAGATTCATGACCTTCCTGGCCTATTCCCCGCTTGACGCCGCACAACGTCCACCCGTCGACGGTCTCCTGATGCTTCGACCAGCCGCGCACGGCCGGGGCGCCGCGGAAGAGATGCATGTGGGGTGTTTTTTCCATAATTTTGTCAACTTGATATACACTTCATGGTTGTGTATTCATAGGGCCGCTTTACAGCCGGATCCAGTCGATGGCGGCTTGGCTCGCCGGCCGGCAGAGGTAGACGCGCTCGCGGGCGCGGCTGATGGCGACGTAGAAAAGGCGCACGAGAGCGTCCTGGCCGCCGCGTTGAAACAGCAATTCGTAGAACTGCGGGCTTAAATCGGGGAAAACGATCACAGTATCCGTTGTGGTGCCTTTAATCGAATGAATGCTGCCGACAATGATCTTCGGCCGCTCGCGCAGGGCCGCGAGACCGCGCTTGCGCACGATTTCGAGCGGATAGGCAAGCTTCTCGCGTTTGGAGGTGAGCAGGTGCTCTTCCCACCACTCGATGAGCCCTCTGCCGGTCTCATCTTCGCCAGCGCGATGGATTTCGGCGAGGATGCCCGGTTCGAATAATTCCGTCAGGTGGCTGTGCGTGACGGTCTCTTGGGGGCGTTCTTGGGCGTTGCGTTCGATGGCGGCTTTGGCGCCGCGGCGCAAGACTTTTTTGGTATCGAGCGGTTCTACGGCGAGCCACAATTCTTCCACCGTCCACGGCCGTTCGAGCGGCTTGAGCCAGGCCGAGAGGCGTTCGACGGCCGAGCCGCCGCCGGAGCGGACAGGGTTCCACGATCCGTTTTCGGGCCGGTAGGGGTTGTGGAAGGGGAGGCCGCGGGCGCGCAGCTCGTCGATGGTTGGTTTGAGCATGTAGCCGCAGGAAGCCAGGATCTGGACGGTCGAGCCGGCGGCCGTTTCTTTTTCCGCGGTTTCGGTGATGAACCACGGTTCTTTCCAGATTTCCGGCAGATACTCCACGCTGCCGCCTTCAGCGCGCGGGGCGAAGATTTTGTGCTGCCGGTTGCGGATTTGGGCGATGAAGCGCTGGCTGTAGTCGTGAACGGCGCGCGCCATGCGGTAGCCCTGGGGCAGGACGATCTTCTGGCTGTCGGGCAGATTGTCGCCCACGAGCACATCCGGGTTCGCGCCCAGCCAGCCGTAGATCGTCTGGTCGTCGTCGCCGAAAAGCATCGTGAGCAATGCGTGTTTGCCCCACTGGCGGACGAGCGCCACGAGCAGCGGGGCCATGTCCTGCGCTTCGTCGATGAAGATGACTTGCGGATCTCCTGGTCCGATTTTGTGGTCGCGCAGGCAGATTTCGATCATGTCGGCGAAATCGACCAAGCCGTGCTGTTTTTTGTATTCGGTCCAGAGCTTCCCCCAGCGCAGCAGATTGGGGGACGCCACGATCGGATCGTCGAGCGAGCGCCGGCGCATGCGCGCCAGGTTCCAGTCGTTAAGCCACTCCTGGCCGCTCTTTTTCCTCCAGGGCTCGAGCTCGAAGTCGACGAGCTTCATATCCTCGGCGTTCTCGCCGGCGTCGAACGACTGGGCGATCCGCTTGTCTTTCTTTTGCGCGATGGCGTACTCGGGGTATAGTTTGTTCCACTCTTCGGTGTGGCACTCGGCAATGCGGGGCCGGTTGAGCAGGTGGTAGCAGATGGAGTGCGTGGTTCCCACTTGTTCGCTCACGACCGGGATATCGCGGCCGACGATTTCTTTGAAGGCCGCGCGTGAGAAGCTCGCGACCAGCACGCGCTCGGGGCCGAACAGATCGACGGCTTCTACGATGCGTTTGGTGGCGTGAGTGGTTTTGCCCGAGCCGGGTGGCCCGAAGACGCGGATTTCGTTGCAAGGTTGATTTTCGACGAGGGCCAGCAGGTCTTCCAGGCGCTGATGGTATCCGCTGATAGCGGGGGCCGGGGCTGTCATTGGATTTTCTCCTCTGGTTCGTTGTTCGTTTCTTCGTTGAGGGAGGCGGCGTTTTGGGCCACCTTGTCGGCCGGGAAGTCGGCCGCGGGGAGCAGCCATCGGGTTTGTTTGCGAAGGCCGGTGGGCGTTATGGTGGTGCGCTCGGCGCCCACCGAAACGAGGTCGGCTATTACCTCTTTGAGGGTGATGTCGGCATTGCGTGTTTTCAGGTATTGGGTAAAGTTCCCGGCGTGGACGGCGATACGGTCGTAATGGATGATGGGCCAGAAGATGCGCTGGCGGGGTTCTTTCGCGGGGTCTTTGATCAGGGGAATGTTTTCGAGGTATTCGGCGAGATGTTCCTGGCTGGAGCTGATTTCCTCGAGTTCAATTCCTCCCGAGATTTCGACGAGCGCCTGCAGCATGGCGGCTGTGACGGGGATCCAGTGTCTGGGTAGAAAGTGCGGGATGACCTGGTTGAGGTGGCCGGCGATCGCGAAGCGGAAGGATTTTTCCTCGAGGATGGCTTCGATGGTGGCGAAGCGGAGGGAGGAGCCGTTTCCGAACTCGATCCGGTAGCTGGGGACCCGCCCTGTGATCTTGACGATGCGGGTGATGCGGGCTTTCAGCTTTAGGCGCTCGTTGACGATGGCGAGTGGGCCTGCTGTTCCCGCTGTTCCGGATGGCTGGTCGGGGTTTGGGCCGGATTGATCCGGCTCAGGTGCCGGAGGATTGAGGAGCTGGATGTTCTCGAGAAACTGCTGGTGGTATATCTCCGCCTTGCGGATGTTGTCGATATACCAGCCGAGTTTATGGCGGTGTTTGCCGCCGTGCATGCGGCGGTGCTGCACCGAGAGGTCGATTATTTTTTGGTGGTCGAGCCCGATGCGGACGCTGAAGTGGCAGAGGGCCATGTCGTATTCGCTCTGGCTCGGAAATTCCGGACGTTCCTTGCGCCAGGTGCGGGCAAATTGCGGATCGGCGCTGATCCACAGCTCGATCCAATCGGGATCGATGGTGGCGTGGAGATTAATGCGGAGTCCGCTCGTGGCGACCTGGCTCCGTATGGAGTCGTGGTTAGGCTGAGGGACTTTTTCTTCTGCCGGGATGCCGAGCAAATCGAGATAATTTTCAAAATCGCTAAGGTTATAGGCGAAGTCATAAGCGCCATGGATTTCGACCGGCTTTGGTTTTCCGGTTTCCTTGTGGTTCCACGTTCCCGGCACGCGCGCGATGCGCGCAAGATCGGCCAGGCGGTCTAATTGCCAGGAATGGGGATAGCCGGCGGCATTGAGGCACAGCAAGCTCTGCCAGCGCTTCATCACTTTATGCGCGCGTTCGCGTTCGGTATCGTTTTCGAAAACTTCGGGTTCTTTCAGGGCCCACCAGAACTGCGCTCCGTGCCCGGTGAGGATTACGAAGGTGGGGGGCAGCCGCTTGGGCAGAATCTCGAGGGCTTCTTCCAGGTCTTTGGGAAGTTTTTTCCCGGGGTGGACGGGAGACTCGAAATCGACGTCGGCCCAGACGGCCACGAGGCCGGCGATCTCTTCGGCCTTGGTGCGTTCCTGTGAACTGCCCGCGCGCGGCGCGAGACCGATGCCGACATAAACGTCTTTTTGTTGGCCCTTTAAATTTGCAATGACCTTTTCGGCGATTTCTACGGTTTGGCACCAATAGCTCCTTTTATCCGGGATCGTCCAAACCAGGATGTAGAGGTTGTCCGGCTTGCCGCCATAGAGGCGTTCCAGAAACTCGTGCGTACCCATGTCAGTAGGGTTTCCATCCGTCTTGAGCTTTGCCGTACCATAGTTCGGCGGTTTCGATGGAGTGCCGTGCGGAGATGGAGGCGAAGTCTTTGCGGCGCTCGAAATAGCTTCGGTGCGCCGGCCGGACGTGCATGAGCCAGCGCTCGAGGCGGTCCTCTTTTTCTTCTTCCCGAAAGACGTGGATGTCGACTGGGCCGCACGTGGCGGCCCAGCGTTTGATTCCTGGATCAGGTTCCCAGGGTTGGTCTTTCGGGTCGATCCTCGCGAGCGGCTTTGCGCCGCGCCATTTTTCCCACGTCACGAACGCCGTGCCGTTCCAGCAAGTCACGGAGGCGTCGTCCATGGGAACATCGGGCGAGATATCGGCCAGCGAGGGTGGAAACTCGAACGTCTCGAGATCCTTTGCTGGCTGTGGATCTTCCGGTTCGTTGTATTGCCACGGCATGGGGGGAACCTCGCATGGCTATTCCTGACTGTAGGTTTTGGAATCGACAATGATGGGGTCGAGCACCTCGCGCATTTTGTGCTGTAGGGGCTCGAGCATGGCGCGTTCCTCCGGCGTGAACCGGCGCCCGGGGGAGAAGCGCACTTTGGCGTAGTTGATTCCGCCGGCATTGGTCGCGCGCTCAAGCGTGAACTTGGTTTCAAGAGCCCAAAAGGGCAGGCCTTTGCCGAGCAGTTGCAGGAAGTACTGGGTGGCGTTTTTGAGCGAGGTAGGCGGCACGGCGAGCAGCGTAGGCAGCAGTTCGCCGGGCCGGATGAGCAAAATCTGGCGCATTTGTTTGCATGCCTGGCCGGCGCCTGCTTCGGCGGAGCCGAACTGCGCATAGGGGCACTGGCTGCAATCGCCGCCCGGATCACCGACACCTGTAAACCCGTTGCGCGACGTGCAGTCCGGTGGTTTGACGCCGCCGCCGCGGCCGAATGATTCTTTCCAGAAGGCGCGCGCGGTGCGCCAGGCGCCGATCCAGCCGGTGACTTCTTTGATCTGCTCGATGCCGTCGAGGGTCTCGATTTCCCAGGAGAGGCCGCCGCCGGTGGGCACGCGGATGCGGGTCAAGTCCAGGGCCGAGATGCCATGAGGGCCGACATTGGCCTCGAAGAGCGGCAGGGTTTCGGCGTTGTTGTGTTCCGGGCGCAGGATGAGATACGGTTCTTCGCGCTTGGCGATTTCGGAGCTGGGGGCAGCTTGGCTGGCAGCTGCAGCTTGGGCGATTTCGGAGCTGGTTCGAGCTTGGCTGGCGATTTCGGAGTTTTCGGTGTTGGTTTGGTTTTCCGCCTTGGGGCTGGCTTCCGGCGGAGCAGTTTCGAGGGCGTTTTTTTTCATGGGCAGGATCTCCCTTGTTTCATTACTTTTTCGTGGCATGAATCACATATGCTGGCTTGAGTTCGATGACTTCCGCGAGCGGTGCGGGAACGATCTCGAGAACGGACTTCATAGTCTCGTTGCGCAGTTCGTTTGCGTACTCCTCTTCGAGATCGGAGATGTATTTGGTGAGGCTCTGCGTGCTGTAGTTTTCTTTGACGTACTTCTCGAGGCCGGCAGCTTTGAGGGCGGTGATCACCATTTCGCGCGTGGCGCCCTCAATCGGGTAGACCCATGGCAGGCGTTGCGCCTTGATCGTGTATCCGCCGATGCGGACCGATTCGTACCCGTTTTCGCCTAAATAGTCGAGTAGTAGCGGCTCGAGGTTTGCGAGCGCTTTTTCGATTCGTTCGAGCTCATCCTTGAGTTCTCGCTTTTGGGTAGTCAGTTCCGCGAACTCATGGAAGGCTCTATACTCTGCACTTCTGGGTTCTGGTTCCGGCTCTGTTTCTGATTGTTGGAATGGAAGCATGGTAGTTCCCTCAAAATGGCGTCGATAAGGCTTTCCCGTCGTTTTACAGCGCGCCAGACGATCTCATCGATTGAGTTGCGCACCAGCAGGTGATAGATAGCGACCCGTTGATTTTGTGGAGGCCGGTAGATGCGCGCCTGTGATTGGAGATAGTGGGCCAGCGAATAGTCGAGCGAATAATACACCCCGAAGCGCGCGCGGGTGAGATCGATGCCGACGTCGCCGGCCTGGATCTGGACGGCGAGCACGGTAGGGTCGTTAGGCTCGCCCCGTTGCCAGGCCTGGAGATCATCGCGGCTGCCCGAGAGCTCGCCCGAGTTGAAGCCAGCGGCGCGTGCGGCGCGATGGATGGCTTTCAAGTCCGCCTTGAATTTGGCGAAAACGACCACGGGCTCGTTTTGGGGTGGTCGATTACCTTCGAATTGGGCGAACGCCCGGTCCGGATTGTTATCGGTCAGGTCCTCGAGCAGCCCTTCGAGTAGTTTTTCTTTGGCCTCATCGATGATGGTGTCGGTATTCGTCTCGTCGTCGCGCACGAAGCCGCTGGTGATTTGCTCGAGCCGCAGCAGCTTTACCAGGGCATTGGCGGCCGTGACCTCGTGGGTCTCGATGCGGGTTATGAGGTCCTGCTCCATCTCGCGGTACATGCGCGCGGCGTTGGGCGAGAGGGTGGTGTAGAGAGCCTCTTCGACCAGCACGGGAAGGTTGAGGACTTCGCGCCCGACGTGGAAGGCAATGGACCGGAATTTTTCCTGCAGCTGGTCGAGATCGCGCCAGGCGACGATCTGCCGGCCCTGGTAGCCGCCCAGGATGGCATGCCGTACCTTGAATGCGCCGTACGTCGCATCGAGGATATTGCGATCAAGGAAGCGGAACTGCGCCCAGATGTCGAGCGGTTCATGCGGCATCGGAGTTCCGGTAAGGGCGCCGCGGATATCGGCCAGCATGCCGAGCTTGGCTAAGAAGCGCGCCGTCCGGCCGTTACTGAGCTTTCCGCGGTGCGATTCGTCAGCTATCACCATAGGCCAGGGGCGGTTGGTGGCCCAGTGGGCAAAAGCGCCCAGGCGGGCGCTCTCATAGTTGATCGCGATCACCAGTTTCTGGCCGGGCAGCCGGGCTTGCCAATCGGTGGCGTCGCGCGCGGCATGCCATTTGGCGGTGACGGTTGGATAGCGGTCATCGAGGGCCAGAAATCGATACTGGCCGGGAGCGTGCCGGACGAACTGCTGGCGCCACACTTCGACGACTCTCAACGGACACAAAATCAGAACAACCCGAATTCCGAGTTCGACAATCAGGTCGATGGTGATTTTGCTTTTGCCGCCGCCCATGGTGATAGCCAGCATGAACCCGCGTTTGCCTTTGGAGAGTAAGTCGCGTACGTACTGTGCGGCCTCTATCTGGTGCGGCCAGGGTTGCATCTTAGAGCTTTTCCTTCCCGTAGCGCACTAGGGCTAGATCGATAGTGAGAAGTAGCTCTATATCTTGTGGTCTGGCAGTAACTGTGGAATGTCGGGCATAATATGCCAGAGTCTCGATGACTCGCCCGAAGAGCTGCTGGCGACACAAAGCCTGATAGATGGTGTTTGTGTCTCTGGTACTTTTCCTGGGTGAAATTGATTGCTTTTTGAGACTTTTAGCGGAAGATGTTTCCGTATTATTGAGATAGCCCGATGCCACAGACACACGTCACCTCGGATGGTCGAAGGGGTGGTCCCGGTCGCTGCCATGTAAGCGGCGATCAGAAGAAACGGACGACTCACAAATTCTGCCACCGCACCCGATATAAGTCAACGGCAAAAATCGGGTTTATCTTTTCCACTGAATTTCCACTGATAAACGATAGGAGACTGGACATGGCTAAACGTCGAAAGGAGGTTCAGCCGGTTACCCCCGGCCCTCCTCTAACTGTGGAGTCCGCCAAAGATTCCGTAAAGGCTCGTGATCCGCGCGGGCGAAAAAAGGTAAAGAGTCAAATCAGCGTGCGGATCGAGCAGTCTTATCTGGACATGGCGTATGCGCACGCCAAAGCTACAGGTGAGCGTATTACGGATATCCTGGAACGCGGCATTGTGAAGTTAGTGGCCGAGGAGATGAACGAGGATCGTGTGGCGCGTTTCGCACGATTTCTGGTTTTGTATGCTACGCCGGAAGAGCAGTCGGTCGTAATTTCGGTGCTTGGTTATTTACGCATGCCGAAGATGGTGTTCACGACGGTCTTCAACGAGATTTATCGCGACAGTCTGTTGAAGGTGCTCGAGGAGGCGCGCAAGCATCCGGCATTCGAGGAAGCCCTGCGTTCCTATGCGCCGATGTCAGACGAGCAGTTTAAGCCTTTGATGGGCAAGTTTCAATCCGCCTGGATCCGGCGCGAAGAGGTTTCGGAGAAGATCAAGGACGTATTGAACGAGAAGATCAGGGAATTCGGGGAGCGGCAGGATCAGGACCGGGTGGCCTGGCGAACGGAGTTGCGAAAGGAACTCGTGGAGATGACCTCGAACATTTTGGGTCGCAAGCCCACTCGGCGCCATGGTGCAGATCTAGATACTGGAGACATTAAAACCAGATAGCTTTTGACTTCATCGGGCACTATATTGGGAAGCTCTCTCGGTGGTTGTAACCCAGAATAAAAAAATTGATCGGCCTGTATCCGTTGGGCATATACTCCTTTTCAAAGGGGACGTGCGATGGGAATTCTCAGGCCGTCCGAAGCCGAGTTGGCGGATTGGCACACCGCGTTGCGGATGCTGATCGTAGTAGCCGATCATCCCGAAGATTTAGATCGTCTGGAGGAGTCATGCGAGGAGATTCTTCGGGATGCGATCTGTCTGCTGCGCCGCTTGCCGCACCTGCTGTGCTGGCGGGTGGCCCCGGATAATATCTGCACCTCTCTGAGCAGTGACTGGTACGCGCTTACGGGACGGGATGTGGGCAATAGCGTGGGAACGGGGTGGTCCGAGGCGGTGCATCCGGACGATATCGAGCTTTTGTGGAGTGATTACTTGCGAGGCCGTGCGGCGCTTGTTTCCGCTACGACCTGCTATCGGCTGCGTCGGGCTGATGGAACCTATGTCCGGCTCGTGTCGTATAACGCTCCGCATTATGATCACGGGGTGTTTGTCGGATATGTCGGGTTAGCGGTGCCTGTTGAGCCGGCGTATAATCAGCCCATGCTGTCGAAAGCCAGGCGCGGTGCGGTTTCTACCACTCCGCGCGGGCGTGAGAAGATGCACCAAACCATGCAGGAATTCAAATCAGGCGAACTCCATTCCGGTTCGAAGAAGGGGCCGCTCGTGCGCAACCGGAAGCAGGCGATCGCTATTGGGCTGAGTCAGGCGCGGCGGGCGAAGTGATATGGCGGCGGGTGCTTTCCCCACCTTCGATGTAGTGGAGATTGCGCAGGAGGCCGCGGAGCGCGCCGGCATCGAGTTTCGGAGTGGCTATTCGTTACGCACGGCGCGGCGGGCGCTCGAGCTGCTGCAGATCGAGTGGGCCAATCGCGGATTAAACCTGTGGACGATCGAAGGGCCGGTCACGATCACGCTGTTGCCGGGGATTTCGCAATACTGGCTGCCGGACGACACGGTCGATCTGGTGGACCATATATTACGTATTCCCACGGTTGATGCGAACGGGGTGTCGCAGTATACGGATTTCCCTCTGGACCGCATGACATTTCCCGAATACGATGCGATTCCGAATAAATGGGCGCAGGGCCGGCCTTCGATCGTTTCCATTCGCCGGCAGATTCATCCTTACTTTTATCTCTGGATGACGCCGCCTACGAGTCCCGTCTATGCGCTGGCTTATTATCGTTTGCGGCGCATGGCGCCGCTCGGTCAGGGGGGGACGGGCATGCCGGAGATCCCCTGGCGTTTCATTCCCGCCATGATTGCCGGCCTGGCTTTTCGTTTGGCGCTCAAATCCAAGGACCCCAATGCGCTGCAGCGGGTTCCGCTGCTTAAAGCGGAATATGAGGAGCAATTTGGTTTGGCTTCGGATGAAGATCGCGACCGGGCCAGCTTCCACTTCATTCCCTGGAATTACCAATCGATCTAGCTTCATTTGATCATTTCGGGTGTGTCCCGGCGGTATAATCCCGAATACGGTATGGCGCATTCCACGAAATTCGCATCCGGTAAATACGCCAATGCAATTTGCGATGTGTGCTCCATGCGCGTCAAGTATGTGGATTTGCGGGAGACGACGATCCGCGGGAAGCGCACGGGAATTCTGGCGTGTCCGGTGTGTTGGGACAAAGACCATCCCCAAAATTTCTTGAGCCAGTACATCACGACGGATGCTCAGGCTCTGCGGCATGCGCGGCCGGACACGGGCTTGCAGGCATCGCGCAAACTCTATCCTTCAAACAACTGGACTAACGGCCGTCCGACGGCCTTTCGGGAGTAATAAATATGCGAATTCGAGGTTTTAGTCCTCCGCGGCGGTTTCAGGGGGGCGGAGTCAATCAGCCAACGGGGCTGCCGCCGGGGCTGCCGCCGGGGCTGCCGCCGGGGCTGCCGGCCTGGCTCAACGCGCCGGGTGCAGTGCCTCAGTCAACGGGGCCATTACCTCCCGGTATGCCGCAGGCTATGCCTAATCCGGGTGCCGGTGCGCCGCAAAGCACGATGACCGGCCTTACTGGCGGCGGCCCCGGTTCCACTCTCAATCAGGCCGCGGTGCCGAATCCCGCTCTGATGCAGGCCGCGATGCGGGCTCAGCTGGGGCGTATGGCTCCTGCTCCTGGCGGAATGCCCGGTGCATCTCCCATGGCGGGCCTGGGGGCTGCTCCCGGCGGCATGGCGAATCCGGCTGCGGCGGCGGCGGCGATGCCGGCGGCGCAGGCCGCGATGCGTGCTCAGTTAATGGGGCGCATGCGTCCGCAGCTCCCCGCGCCAGGCATGGCGGGCTTGGGGCCTGCTGCTGGTGGCATGGCTAATCCGGCCGCGGCTGGGGCGGCGAACCCGGCGGCGCTACAGGCCTATCTCGCGCAATTTGCCAACCCGGCTCTTCAGGGTGCTGCGCCTGCTGCCGGCCCGGGCATGGGTTTCGCGCGTGGCGGCAAGGTTCGTACGGGGCGCGACCGGCAGTTCGGTGAATCGGTGGAGGAGCCGGAGCCGGTGAAGAAGGCTCGTGGCGGAGGGATCAAGCTGCGCCGGCCGAAAGGGCCCAAGCCAATGGCGGCGAAGCAGCCCGTGTCGACACCCAGTCCTTATGATTACGAGGCGGATGAAGGCACGGCGCCGTCTTTGCCTTCTGGTCCGGGTGGCACGCCGCCGGTGGCTGGTCCGCTCATGGCCAAGGGCGGCAAGTTCATTCAGAAAGCGATCAAGCATCCGGGGGCGCTGCACCGGCAATTGGGCGTGGCACAAGGCAAGAAGATCCCGGCCGGTAAGCTGGCTAAGGCGGCAAAGGCTCCCGGGAAGCTGGGCCAGCGCGCGCGATTGGCGGAAACGCTCAAGGGCCTCCATAAAGCCAAGGGTGGGGAGTGCAAAGACAAGATGGCGGCCGGTGGAGCGGCCAAGCAGCGCAAGGGATTCCCCAACACCATCCCTCCGCCCAAGGGCGCGGGGCGTTATGCGAATGGCGGAAAGGTTCGCGGGTGCGGGATTGCGACCAAGGGTTGCCGGTTTTCGGGGATTTACTGATGGCGATGCTTGTCGATCTTGGTCCGCTACCCGAGCCGGCGCCGGAGGCGGACGAGAAGCTGGCGACGTTTGAGGATCTGCTCGAGGAATTCGTGTGTTTCCGGGAGCAGGTCACCAAGCAGCTGAAGTCGATTGAAGCAACTATGTTCGATATTCGACTGTTCCTGGATAACGCCCGGGGCATCTTTGACGCGGAAATTTATCGGTAGCGATGGGCAATGACCTACGTACAGTTGCGCGCGGCCATTCAGGAGTACTCGCAGGACTTTGAGGCGAGTTTTGTCGAGAATGTCGACAACTATATCCGTTTAGCCGAAAGCCGCATTTTGTTGCGCGTGCGTCTTCCCCGGTTCCGCAAGGACGCGACCGCGGCCTTGATCCCGCCGGCGGGCACGCCTCCGGTCGCGCAGCCGCTGTTGCCGGTGCCTTCCGACTTTCTGGCCCCGGATTCGGTCGCGATCACGACCATCAACGGCTTGGTTTTCCCGGTCAACAAAGACCCGGAGTTTTTAGACGAATGCTACCCCGACCTATCGTTTACGGGCACGCCGCGCTTTTATGCGTATTTGAATGAGTCGAGCCTCAAGTTCGCGCCGGCGCCGGACCAGGCCTATCCGGTCAGCATGGGTTATTTCTATCAACCACCGTCGATCGTAGACATGGGCACGAGCTGGCTGGGGGATCACTTCTCGCACGCGCTCCTGTCCGGGTCTCTGGTGGAAGCGGCCAAATTCATGAAGAGCGAGGACAATATTTTCGTGCGCTACGACCAGGCGTTTGAGAAGGACCTGGCAATGGATAAGGATTACGCCAAGGGCCGGACAAAGAAGGATACGTATCAAGAGCCTGATGTGAGGACGGATGCATGATTTCAGGCACGGCCGTTTGCTCTTCTTTCAAGCTCGAGCTTTTCCAGGGTCTGCATAATTTTTCGACGGACACTTTTTTCATGGCTCTCTATCAGGCCTCGGCTCCGCTTTCTCCCGACTCGACTACGGCCTACATCACTGATGGGGAAATCGTAGGGCCGGGGTATACGGCGGGCGGGCAGGCTTTAAAGAACGTGCAGATCCTGGGGCCGGTGATCCGCACCGCGTATGCGACCTTTGACGATCCGGTCTGGAAGAGCTCTTCTTTGACCGCGCGCGGGGCGCTGATCTATAACCAGTCGAAGCAGCAGCGCGCCGTGCTGATCTTTGATTTCGTGACGGATAAGACTTCGGTCTCTGGAAATTTCTGGGTGCGGTTTCCTCCGCCCGGGCCGACCACGGCTCTGATTCGATACCAATGACACCTGCTCCTACGCCTATCGATGTGATGGTTCCGGTTTCGACGCCACCCGTCCAGATCACCTTGGGCGCGATTACGGTGGAGGGTTTTTGGGGTGCGGGCCCTTCCGTGTCTTCGATGGCGCGGTGGCGCGCGGTGCGGGTGCCGGTTTTTGAGCGGCGGTGGTCGTGGCAGACGCCTCGAGCACCTCAGGCGCCGCATTGGAAGGCGCCCGATTCCCGCTGGGGAGGAACGTAAGTGCCGTCGACTTACACGCAGAATCTTGGTCTCGAAAAGCCCGCCACGGGCGAGCAGGCGGGAGTGTGGGGCACGACGGCCAATACCTCGTATGACGCGATCGACATGGCGACGGACGGCAACGAGCACGTAGCTCTGTCGGCGTCTTCTTATACGCTCAACACCGCTCAAGGGGCGACGGCCGAGGGCCGCAATAAGGTTATTATCTGGACTGGCACTCTCTCACAGGCCGGTACAGTCAATATCACGCCCTCGACGGCCGAGAAGCTCTACATCATGACCAACGCGACTGCAGGTGGTTTTCCGATCACCTTCCAGCAGGGCAGTGGTGGCGTCTTCACTCTCAATCCGGGCTATTCCGCGATGATTTACTGCGATGGGGCGGGTGCGAATGCCCGGGTGGATGGTGCGCTTTACAACCCGCAGTTCGGTAACGTTCAGGTGCTGGGGAGTCTGAGTGTGAGCGGGGCGGTCTCCTTTGCGCAGGCCACTACTTTCACGCAGCCGGTGACGTTCCAGGCCAATGTTACTTTTACCAGCGCCAGTATTGTTACCGTGGCCTATCTGGAAATTCGTGTTCCGGGCTATGCGAGCGCGGCTTACGACCTCTACTATCAGCATCTCACGGGTTCGCTTGTGCCGTTGCCGATCGGCGCGGTGGGCCAGGTTCTGGGCGTGGTGGCGGGGCCGGCGCTCGCCTGGACGAGCGTAGGTCTGGCGGTGGGGAACTCCATCGGCGGTTCGGCGGCTTATGGAGTTTACTTCTCTAATGCGTCGAACGTGCTGGCGCAATCGAATGTTTACATTAATCCGGGCGTTGGTCTCGGCCTGGGTGGCGTTCCCGGTCACACCTTGCATATCGGCATGAATGTGCTCTACCCGGAGATCTGGATCGACACCGCGCAGATCACCACGCAGTCGCGCCAGTTCATTTGGGCGACGAACGGGTCGGCGCGCTGGAATCTCTATACGCCGGCCGAAGCGGAGTCGGGTGGGAATGCCGGCAGCAACCTGCTGCTCTTGGCTTATAACGATAGCGGCGGGGGGATCTTTCAGACGATCAGTTTTTTCCGGGCGAGCGGCAACGTGACGGTGGGGGGGTACGCGGATATTGGCGCGCGCCTGGCGGTGCTCGGTTCCAACCCCAACCAATACACCCTGGTCGTGCGCGGTGCTCCGAGTCAGAACTATGTGCAGGTCTGGCAGAATTCCGCGGGCCAGACGATCGCTTCGATTGACGGTAGCGGCAATCCGTTCTTCGCGGGCACCGGCGGCTTCGTCAATTACAACTCGCAGGGGAGGGTGCTGCTGGGCCATCCGGTTATTGGGGGCGCACCGCTCGCGACGCTGCACATCGCTCAGAACCAGGGCGGCTCTTATGTTCAGGGCGCCTCGATTGTTTACGAATCGGCCATTTACACCAATCCGGCCGACAATGTCCCTGCCAATTGCTGCCGGATGTATTTTCATTCGCTGGGCTCGGGCGGGGGCTACTTGGTCGTTCAGTTTTATTACAACGGTTCCAATTTCTACGCCTCGCTGCCGCTTTCGGGCGGCAATCAGACCGGGGTGACCTGGAACATCAGCCAAAACGCCTTATGATGACCACGGTTCAGGGTACGGTGGCTTACGAAGACGGCCGCCTGGCGAATGGCCAGGTGGTGGTCTCGTGCCCTGCATTTCAGGCGAATGGGGTGGCGGTGGCGGCCAGCCAGCAGGCCTTCGCGATTGTCAACGGGGCGTTGAATCTCACGATCTACTCGAACGTCAATGCCCAGCCCTATGGGGTCTATTACACAGCGCTTTATGAGCTCGAAGAGGGCGGGCTATGGAGCGAGTTCTGGATCATTCCGAACCTGCCCTCGGTGAATCTGGGTCAGATCCGCGTCGGGTTCCCGGCCACGCCGAGTGTAATGATCTCGGCCCTGCAGCTGACCAGCGCCGGCGCCACGCAGGGCCAGTTTCTCGGTTGGAACGGTAGTCACTGGGTGCCGATGTACGTGACCATGATCAACGTTTCGCCGAACACGATTGGCCTCACTCTTACGGCCAACCCGGCGGCGGATTTGAGTGTCAGCAGTTCGCCGGCCACGCTGGGTACGAGCCTGCAGTTGAATATTCCCGATGCCTCCGGGACGGCACGTGGTGTGGTGACCACCGGGGTGCAGACTTTCGGTGGCAGCAAGACTTTCGCGGCGCTGGCGACTTTCTCCGCGGGCATCACGGTTTCCGGCACTTCAACCATTGCGGGTTACGTGCCGACCACCCGCTTGATCAATGCCGGGTATGGGCTCGCCGGCGGGGGTGATCTTTCAGCGGACCGAACGCTTTCAGTGGTCGACAATTCCAACATTCAGAAAGTCAACGTCACGTTCAACAGCACGCTCGAAGGGACGCGCGCGAACTTGAACTTCATTGAGGGGCCCAACATTACTCTGACCATTACGGACAATACGGGCTCCGATGCGGTGGATGTTGTCATTCAGGGCATTGGTGGCAGTGGCGGAGGCGGCAGCTTGCCGGCCGGTTCCACGACCGGGGATCTGCTGGTCTATGACACTCAGCCCACGCCTGGTTTCTGGACGGTATTACCGAAGGGGGCGGCTGGCGATGTATTGACGGCGCAGGCTAACCAGACTGCTTGGGCTGCTCCCGTGCCGCCCACTCCTTGGACCATGAATATCAATGCGGCCGGCTATTCGCTCCAGAGTGCGGGCTTTCTCGGGGTGAATGCTGCGGGGCCGCTCGAAAAGCCGCTCACGGCGGGTCGCAGCTACGTCACGATCAAGGGCGCTTCCGATGCCGGGATCCTGGAGCTGGTTCAGACGACGGCCGATGCGAACAATATCGAGACGGGATCGATCGTCTGGGTAGATGCCAATAACACGGCCGCCAATAACATCCTTGCGCATATCGATGTTCAGACCATGGGTTCGGCGGCCAATAATCGTGGCGGGGCGCTGTTGTTCTCGACGCGGCCGGATAATTCGACCGGGCCGGTCAACCAGTTGTTTCTGGACAATCAGGGCTATCTCGGGATTGGTGCTTGGCCGGACCGTCAGCTGACGCTAACTGGTCCCGGCACGACGAGCCAGTTCAAGATTCTGTCGCCGGGGCAAACCGGAGTCACGATTACGGGCTTTGCTCCTGGGCAGGCGGTGGTGGCTTTGGGCGCTGACCGGGTGAATAACCAGTGGATTGCGCTGGACACTCAGGCCGCGATTCTACATCTGCAGGCCACTGTTGGTTTGTCGTTTTACGTGGCCTCCGGCTTTACGGTCGGACAAGTGATGAGTTGGCCTGCTCCGCGCATGGTGATCAACAATTCCGGGTACGTAGGGATCAACACTTCGACTCCCACCTGTTATCTCAATGTGAACGGCCTGATGCGGGTGGACAACCTCAACGCAAATCCTGCGAGCGGAGCTGGTTTGGAGGTGTACTACAACCCATCGGCATCATGGGGTGTGATTCAAGCTTACGATCGGACGGCAAGCGTCTATCAGCCGGTTCGGATCGAAGGCAGCGCGATCTATCTGAACGCGGCTTCGGGTGGCAGGGTGGGAATCGGGACGACATCGCCTACCGAAACGCTGACTGTAAACGGAGCCGTTAAGATTCAGGGGCCAACCACTGTCCAGGCCCCCAATGAACTCGGGCTGGATTTCTATAGCGGTAATTCGCGGTTCCTGTCATATGGTCCCGATGTGGCGACTGGCGGTGGCTTTCAGTTCCTAGGCTTGCACTCCGACGGTTCGGGAATAATTGCAGCCATGGTTATTTCAGCGGGGGGCAATGTGGGTATCGGCACTTCGACGCCCAATTTTCCGCTGTCATTTGGTTCTTCGATTAACAATCGTAAGCTGGCCGTTTGGGATGGAGGACCTGGTTCTTTTTATGGACTGGGCATCGAAAGCAACTATCTGCATATCGAAGCGGCGTCGGGGCAGCGTTTTTATACGTCGGCCGGAACAATCCTGGCGATCGATATCGAGTCGAATGGCTTTGTGGGCATTGGGCTGGCCGGTGCCGCAAACCCGCTGCATATTCGGACGCAATCCAATTGCAATTTTCTGGTGGGTGCCTGGAGTAACGGTTCGGATATTCAATGTTTAGACAATGCTCTTACGACTCTTGAGCCGCTGTTGATCAACTCCTCTTTTACGCAGACCAATCAGCTGGGGATCGGGCAGGCTCCGGGTGGTTATTATCTTTCCGTTTTGGGTCGATCTTTGTTTATGGGTCGCAATGATCAGTACTCGATTGCTTTCGCTTATAGCACGGCTCAATCGCCCAACTTCATAGGGGCGGACACCGCTGGCAATACGATCTTCTGGGATTACTCCGCCGCGCAGATGGGCTATTTCACGGCCGGCAGCCATCATCTGGTAGTCAATGGCTGGATCGCCTGTGGCGGCTGGTCCGGTGCTCCCGGCTGGCCGCTTACCTGTCGCACGCAGGCGAATGCGAATGTCTTCATAGGCCCGGTTGGTAGTGGATCCGCCATTTATTCCATCAACAATGCTCTCACTGCCTACCTGCCTTTGACTATTTATGCGAGTCCCGCGACCTTTTCAAATGACGTGCAGGTAAACGGCAATCTGACGCTCTCCACGCTTTCCGTCTCGAGCAGCATCTCGGCCGCGGGCGCCAACTTTACCGGCCGCGTGACGATCACGAACGCGAACGAAAACTACTCGTTGGCGCTGCGCCCCAACTCGAGCGCCAATTTTAACTGGATCGGGGTGAACACGAGCGGGGACATTATTCTTTATAACAACCAGGTTCAGCCCATGGCGCAGTTCGTACAGGGCGGTGGCTTGTCGGTCGGCACTCCCGGACATTTTCCCGGTTATGCCATTTATGTGAATGCCGGCGCGGCCTATAACAAGGGCGAGCTGAACTGGGACACCACCTGCGATATCCGGCTCAAGGAAAACATCCGGCCCTTTACGGATGGCCTCGAGGTTCTGACTCAACTGGATCCGATCGCTTTTGAGTGGAACGGCAAGTTTAATACGGAGGCGGGCCGCCGCGGGGTGGGGGTTGCCGGTCAGGACGCCGAAAGAATTATTCCCGAATGGACCCATCGCGTGAAGGGGGAAATCGACGATGAACCAACCGAGATCGTGACCCTCAATCCCAGCTCCTTCACTTGGCTTGCGGTGAACGCATTTAAGCAGATCGACGAGCGGCTGAAGAAGCTGGAGCTCAGGAGCTAGCTGAAATATGAAATTGACTCTCAATCATACGCAGCGCTTGAATCTCTGCGCCCTAATCGGCGCGCAGCGCAATGCTCCGGTAGAGGACCTGCGTCTCTACTGGCGCCTGCTCGATCGCCTGGAGCTCTCCTCTGATGAGCGCAAGGACATTAATTTCCGGCTGGTCAAACTCGACGGCACGGAGCAGCAGGTTCCGCAGTGGGACATCAAGCCGGATACCCCGCTGCGCGAATTTGATTTTTCGACTGACGAGTTCGAGCGGCTCTCGAAAGTGGTCAAGGACTGGCAGGGCGGCTATGGGGTGAGTGATCGCTTCTGGCTCGAGCCGGTTCTGGCGCAGATTGAATTGAACGGCCAGCCGGCCATCGTACCCAGTGGCGTTAACTAAGCTGCAGTTTCAACCCGGCATTTTCCGCGAGTCGACCGAGTATGCCAATTCGGGCGGCTGGTACGACTGCGACAAGGTGCGTTTCCGGCGCGGCAATCCGGAAAAGATTGGCGGTTGGAAGGCGGTGATTCAGACGTCTATCGAGGGTGTTTGCCGCCATATTCATCAGTGGTCGAGCGTGGAGTATGACTTTCGCCTTGTGGGTCTAGGGACTTCTTCGCACCTTTACATTTTGTGGAGCGAGGATTACTACGACATCACGCCGGTGCGGGCGACGATAACCTCGTTGGCAAATCCCTTTACTACGGGGGCGGTTGGCGGCAACCAGCTCACCGTGAATGCCACCGCGCACCAAGCCAACATGGGGGACTATGTCGTTTTCAGTGGTGTCACCACTGCGGTTGATGTCTTTACTCCGCAGGTCCTGAACGCTCAATTCCAGGTGATTTACGTTCCCGATGCCAATCATTTCATCATTGAGCCGCCGGGCACGATTGTAACGGCGGGCGCCACGGGCGGCGGCCCCTCGGTCACGGTTACTTTCTTGATTCACTCTGGTGCGGATGACGCCACGGTTGGCCAGGGCTGGGGTATTCCGCCCTGGAACAGCTCCTCCACCATGCCGGCCAACTGGCAGGTCGGGTGGGGGGAGCCTTTTGATCCCACGCAGATCGATCCGGCCAACCCGACGATCAATCAGTTGCGTATTTGGGATTTGGACAATTTCGGCGAGGACCTGGTGGCCAATGTGCGTGGCGGTCCGATCTATTACTGGCACCGTGCCTCGGGTCTGGCCACTCGGGCCGCGAATTTGACCCAAGCGGTTACGGTAGGCGGCACGACCTTCACTCCGGTTCAGGCACCCACCACGGCCAGTCAGGTTCTGGTTTCCCCTAATGACCGCCACTTAATCGCCATGGGCTGCGACTGGCCGGAGACCGGCGTCACGGTTCCGGACACACTGTTGGTGCGCTGGTCGAGCGAAGAAGAGGCTTACACCTGGCAGCCTTTGAGGACGAATTCGGCTGGCAGCCAGCGGCTTTCGGCCGGCAGCTTTATCATTTCTGCGATGCGCACGCGTCAGGAGATTCTCATCTGGACCGATTTGGGCCTATGGTCGATGAAGTACATCGGCAGCCCCTATTTCTTTGGTTTTGACTCGATTGCCGAAGGTTTGTCGATCGTCGGGCCCAACGCCTGCATCAATGTGGGCTCGATGGTGCTGTGGATGGACCGCGGCATCTTCTACGTTTATACGGGCCAAATTCAGGAACTGCCGTGCGCGGTGAAGGATTATATTTTCAGCGATTTCAATTACCTCCAGGGCTATAAAGTGTACGCCGGGCACAACCACATCTTTTCTGAGGCGATCTGGTTTTACCCGTCGAGTAAATCCCAGGAGAACGACCGCTATGTGATCTACAACTATGTGGACCAGACCTGGTCGATCGGGACGCTCGAGCGCACGGCCTGGCTCGATATGGGCCGCGCGAACTATCCGGTCGCGACTGATCGTTCGAACAGCCTGCTCTACTACCACGAATTCGGTGATGACGACAATGGCAACCAGCTCCCTGCCTACATCGAGTCTTCGGATCTCGACAATGGCGGCGGCGATCATTATCTGCTGATGGGGCCGCGCTTTATTCCTGACGTGGCCTTTCGCGGCGACGGAGGTACGAGCCAAACGGTAGGGATTACCATTCTGGCTCGATCTGCTCCGGGCAAGCCCAAGTATGCGGCCGTGCGCCTGGACGTTAACGCGATGACCGCGGAACAGTATATTCGCATCCGGGAACGGCAGATCAGCTTTCGCATCGAGTCGGAGGGTTTGGGCGTAGGCTGGCGTTTAGGCACCTTGCGCGCGGATCTGCAGCCGGATGGAATGAGGTAGTTATGGCACGAGCTGTTCGTCAATCGATTCCCAAGGCTCCGGCGGCATACGATCAGCAGCACGCGGCGCAGACGGCCGAGGCCTTCAATCGTTACATGGGGCAGCGCGAGGCTTTGGGCGAAACCATTGCGGGGCGTCTGATCTGTACTGATGCCGTGCGGGTGCCGGCGGATCAGGCCACCACCGCCGGGCTCCCGGTAGGCACGCTTTATCTGAAAGAGCTTCCCGGGAATCCGGGAGTATACTTTTTGACAGTAGTCATGGATACGGACCCATAATATGGCTTCCACGCTTTCCGGGTACAGCAATCCGATCCGATCCTTCGAGAGGCGTCTGAACCCCAGTTATGCCGAGCGCGAATTCCGCAATCCGGGCTTGACCGGAACTTCGGGTTTAGGGGGTGTCGGTTCCCTGCGGCGCACGATGCCGCATCTGGAGCGGGCATTGCGCCTGCAGGGGGGTGGATCGCTCGATCCGGTAGGGCAGCTTTACGCGGCCTCGCGCCCTAACCTATACAATCCCGATCCGATGCACCGGCGCGTCCTGGCGTTAGAGCAGCAGATGGCCGGTCAATTTCGCAATCCGGCCTTTACGGCTTTTCCGGGTTCGACCATGACTCTGCCGTATCAGCAAGGGGGTCCGGCACCTGAAGATTCTGAGGGTCCATCGCCGGAAGATCTGGAAGAGCCGGAGGGGGATCTTTCACAAGAAGGCCAGGAAGATAAGCAGGTGATGGTAGAGGCCATGATGGCGCTCGATGGGGAGCACCCGCACCCGGAGGAGGCGCTCGAGCGGTTTGTCCAAATTTTTGGTGAATCGGCGCTCGGCGACCTGGAGCGGATCATTCAGGGGCGTGAAGGTTCCGAGGGAGAAGGCGAAGAAGGCGATCAACAGGACGAAGGTGACGAAGGCGATCAACAGAATGAAGAGCTGGGGAGCGCCGGGGGAGGATTGCTCGAAGGCCCCGGGACAGGTCAATCGGATGAGATTGAGGGGCGCACTCCATCGGGCCGGCCGGTATTGCTTTCCGATGGCGAGTATGTGGTCGATGCGCCGACGGTAGCGGCTCTGGGGGACGGATCGACGAATGCGGGGGCGCGGCGTCTGGATGAACTGCGCCGGCGTATCCGGCAGGATTCTTACGGTTCGCCCAAGCAGGCGAAACCCATGCGGCGCGGGGGGCAGGCATTGCTGGGCCGCTGATGCCATGGCCATCAAAAATCAAGCTATCGGCCCGCTGGATTATGCGTTGCAGGAGGAGCTGGAGGCGGCGATCGATCGAAACCTGCAGCACCTTTCGAAGGGAAACGCAGTGGATTATGCCGAGTACAAGTGGCTTTGCGGCGAAATTAGTGGTATACGTTTTGCGATACGCAGTTTAAGCGAATTACGGGGGCAAATCGAAAAGCAAGATGAGTCCTGAGGTTGAGGCGCAGCTGGTAGATTCGACGATAATCCTCGATGAGGGCGTAAGGGAAACTCCGCCGGAGGCCGTGCTGGTGCCTCCGGCGGAGGACATTCGCGAGGCGCTCGAACCGGCGGGTTACAAGCTTCTGGTCTACATCATGCGCAAGGAAGAGCGCACCAGGACCGGCGTCTGGATCCCCGAGGAACGGCGCTTTCTTGAGGAGATTGCGGCGCCGCGGGCGCAGGTCATTTCCCTCGGGGCCCTGGCCTATAAAGACCCGAAGCGTTTCCCGGACGGGAAAGCCTGGTGCCGGCCGGGAGACGTGATCCTCATGCGGCCGTATGCGGGGACGCGCTTTGTGCGGGTGATCGAGGGGGTGCCTTCGGAGCGTTGGCCGGAGTATCGCCTGATCAATGATGATTCGGTCGAGGGCGTGATCCACTGCAATCCCGAGGAAATCATGCGCCCGGAAGCGGTTTAACTATGGCAGACGAACCCACTACACCCGATATCGAAGTTGAGATCGAGCCCGGCGATGAAAAGACCAAGCCGCGGCTAACCGATTCACAGCTCGAGGAACACGAGAAGCTTCCGGATGATGAGATCGGGAAGTATGCGACGGAGGCGCAGCGGCGCATTCGCGGATTGCGCGTGGCGAATCAGGAATGGCGCCGGCGGAGTATTCAATCCTCGCAGGATGTAGCCACGGCCACCTCGCTTGCTGAGCAACTGTATCGTGAAAACCAGGAACTGAAATCCTCGATGGGGCGCAGCGAGACGGCGCTGATTGATCAGGCTCACGCGCGCGCCGAGGCGCAACTCGACCAGGCGAAAACCCGATTGATGGCAGCCATGGCGGCGCAGGATGCAGCCGGGCAGGCGACGGCGTACGAGGATATTGCCAAGGCCGTGGCGGAGCTCGATCGGTTGGGTCTGTTGAAGCAGCCGAAGGGGGAGGGGCGCACGGCTCCCCCGGCCGCCGCACCACCGCCTCCGCCTCGACCGGTCCCGGAAAGCGAGAGGCTGCGGTCCTGGAGGTCGCAGAATACCTGGTTCGGGCAGGCGGGAGAAGAAGATCTGACGGGCTTTGCCTATGGCATTCATCAGAAGCTCACCGCGCAGGGGGTCACGGAGCTGACGAATCCGGATCTCTATTATTCGACGATTGATGCCCGCATGCGCGAGAAATTTCCGGAACGATTCGGGAAGCCCGCGGCGCGGCCGGCCCCGGTAGCGGGAGCCCCGCGGGTGAACGGCGAAGCCGCGGCGGCGCACTCGACCGACTCGGGAAAAGTGAAGTTAACGGAGTCGGAGGTACGGCTTGCGAAGTCATTGGGCGTAGACCTGAAGGAATACGCCAAGCAGAAGTTGGATTATGCGAGTCGCTTAAAGGAGCGGGAGGGTAAGGTCACGGTGCAATGAAGGTGAATCACAACTCTAATGCGGATGAAGCTAGAGCCCCGCGGGAACAGGAAACCCGCGAGGCTGAAGCGCGCGACGAGTCGTGGCAGCCTGCGTCGACACTGCCCAATCCTCATAAGCGGCCGGGCATAGTCCACCGTTGGGTAAGGACGTCGGTCAATGGCCAGCCCGATCCGGCGAACGTGGCGAGTGCTTTTCAGGAAGGATGGGTTCCGGTTATTGCCGCGGAATACCCCGAACTGAATGTGCAGTCGGATCACGGAACACGCTATCCGGACGGAGTGGAGATTGGCGGACTGCTGCTTTGCCGCATGGCGGCAGAGAAGAACCAGAAGCGCACGGAATATTACCGGAAGATGACTAAGGATCAGATGGTGTCGGTGAATAATCAGCTGGACGCCAATCGCGATGCTAAGTTCGGATCGATGTTCCGCGAGCGAAACCCATCGGTGGTGACGTTTGGGCCGGAGACGCGCCGCGAGCGCAATCCGGCTTAGGTTCTAACAAAATTCTCAAGAGTCCCGATGTACGGGACGAAAGGAACGCTAGATGGCGCAGGTAAAGGGACCTTACGGCCTGCGGATCGTCAAGCTTTTAGGGGACCTGCCTTTTTCCGCCGGCATGCACACCTATCGGTTGACGTCTAACCAGACGCAGGGCTTTTTCTTCGGGGATCCGGTCGGTTTGGTGGGAGGCAGTCCCGTGCCTATCGCGGCGACGCCCACCACCGCAGCCGGCCCCAATTCCCCTATCGGGATCATGATGGGTGCGGAGTGGCAGGACCCCATCCGGGGTTTTGTTAACGCGCAGTATTTTCCGGCCAACGGGATCGGCTCAGGGGCAACCAACGTCAAGCTGAAGATCATGGATTATCCGTGGCTCGTCATGCAGGTGCAGGCGGATGGTCCGGTTACACTCGCCAGTATCGGCATGAACGCGGCCCTGATCGGCCCTTTTGCGGCGGGCAATATTGCGACCGGGGATAGCATCGTGGGGATACAGGCCTCGAGCATCGCGGCGACCGCCACGCTCGCGGTACGCATTTATGATTTTGTTTATACCGCCAGCCCTTCGCCGGGTGCTTCTTCGCAGCCGGGCGATCCGTTCACGGATGTCCTGGTGGTGTGGAACTGGGGCGTACAGCGCTTCATGCAGAATTTGGGGCAATAGGAGAACTGAGCCATGGCCATATCAAGAGCACAACTATTAAAGGAGTTGGTTCCAGGGCTCAACGCCCTTTTCGGACTCGAGTACAAGCGCTACCCCGAAGAGCACAAGGAGATCTTCGCAACCGAAAGCTCCGAACGTTCTTTCGAAGAGGAGACCAAAGTTACGGGCTTCGGGCCGGCGCCGGTAAAGGCGGAAGGCGCGGCCACCCATTACGACGAAGCGCAGGAGACGTATACCGCGAGGTATACGCATGAGACTATTTCGATCGGCTTTTCGATCACCGAAGAGGCCTTCGAGGATAATCTCTACGATTCGCTCTCGCGGCGTTACACGCAGGCCTTGGCAAGAAGCATGGCCCACACGAAACAAGTCAAAGGCGCCTCCATCCTTAACAACGCCTTCGACCCCACCTTTCCGGGCGGTGATGGCGTATCGCTATGCAACGCGAGCCATCCGCTGGTGATGGGCGGGGTGCTCAACGCCAACACTTCCGCGACCTCGGCGGACTTGAATGAAACGGCCCTCGAGGCGGCGGCGACGACCATCTCTTTGTGGGTCGACGATCGCGGTCTGCTGATTGCGGCCAAGCCACGGCGGTTGGTTGTGCCGCCGGCGCTCAACTTCACGGCCACGCGTTTGTTGCGTTCGCAGTACCGGCCGGGCAGCGCGGATAACGACGTAAACGCCATCTTTACTAACGGGACGATTCCCGAGGGATGGTTTGTGAACCACTGGGTTACAGATCCCAAGGCTTGGTATCTGTGCACGGACGTGCCCAACGGGTTGAAGCATTTTGAGCGTGTGCCGTTAAAGACGCAGGACGATCCGGATTTCGACACCGGGAATCTGCGCTACAAAGCTCGCGAACGCTATTCGTTCGGCTGGTCGGATCCGCTGGGGATTTACGGCTCGGCGGGCGGCGGCGGCTAACGTGAGTTCACGATCACGCTGATCTTTCCGGCTTGATCGGAGAGAACATAAAGGCCGCTCGAGCCGGTAACGTAGAATTCGAACAGGGCCGTCGTTACGGGCAGCTCCATGGCGGCTATATCGGTGGCGCCCGTGGGGGCGGCATCGAAGCGCACATAGAGATTACCTGGGCCCAAATTAAGGACGCCGAAGTAGCAGCTGCCGGTGGTTTTGCTGACGAGCTGGTAGGCTGTGGTGGCCGCAAGGGAAAGTGTATTGGTGCGGCTGAGGGTAGTTAAAGTAGCGGCCATTAGGGTTGCTCCTTAGAACATTTTTTGGACGGTGGCCTCGACTGACCCTTGCAGGGCGGCATCGGTGATGGCGGCTCCGGCGATTTGCACGGCGCCGTCCATGACGGTGGGCGGCTGCACTTGGGCTGCAATCGTATCTGGCTGCTGAAACATCTGCGTGGCCCAGCGCACCTGCGCGGTGCGGTTCGCTACCGGAGCGCTTTGGATCAGGATGCTGTCGGCAAATTTCAGGCAGGCGACTTTGATGCGCCCGCGGAATGCCCCATCGGTCATGAGCGCGGCGGATTCCTCGTAAGTAAGCGCCATGTTATTTTCTCCCTTCCAAGGCTTGGAGGTGACGGTTGAGCTGCTGCACCGCCAGGATCAAATGAAACAGGATTTCGTGCGTGTTGACGCCTAGAATCTCTGTCTCTTCGGAGTCATCCGGGTCCAGCTTACCCATGGTGCTCGAAACTGCATGGGGCAGTATCTCGCGTAACTGCTTCGGCTCAAAAGAGACTACGCGACCGCCGTCGGGCGTATGCGCCTTGCCGTTGTACTCGGCCACGATGGGCTCCAGTTGGTTGACAATCTCCAGTCCACCTTCGAGACCGCGCACGTTTCGCTTGGTGCGGATATCTGAGACGATTATCCATGTGTTCGTGCCGGGTTTCGCGGCGGAATCGGCGCCGAGTTGCAATTGATAGCCTGGCGCTGTAATCCCTATGCCCACGGCACCGCCGCTTGGATTCAAAAGGAGTACGCCTAAGGCTAGCGTGCCGGCTTGATGTTGAATCACTGCTTTCATCTGAGTGTCCGAAAAACATCCCAAAGTCAATCGATAGGCGCTATTGTTGGTGGGTTCTCCGATGGAAAACTGAGTTGCTCCTGCTGCTGTAGTCGCATTCGCGGCAGGAATTATGGACAGCTGATTCAGTGGATTGTTTATCCCGATGCCCACGTAGCCCGACGGCGAAATAACCATACGAGATGTCGGTGTAAAGGCGTTGCCTGGGGTCAATCCTGAATCGGTATTGAAATAAATCCAAGCGCCGCCTTGAACGATACAACTGGCGGCCGTCGACTTGGCAATCCAGTTCGTGCCGTTATAAGCCTCTCCCGCCGAGAGATTCCCTGTGCTATCACCATTAGTCTGCAAATAAAACCCCGCGTCCGTATCCGTGCTCGCGATATGCACCTGAGCGGCAGTAACGCCGGGGGTACGCACATCCAGCCTGTACAACGGACTAACCGTCCCGATGCCCACCTGGCCCCCATTGTCGATAACCACACGCTGCGTGGGGGTATAGCCACTGCCCACAGTCAGCCCCGTATCTATCGCAAATTGAACCCCGCCATTGAACAGTCCGACATAACTGGCAACCGTACTCTTGGCAACCCAGGTAGTCCCGTTATATGCAACACCGGCAGACAATACGCAATGATTATCACCAACACTCGTCAGATACCCGCCAGCGTCCGTATCCGTCTGGGCGATATGCATCTGAGTGGTTCCGGGGGTGCGGACGTCGAGCCTGTACAGCGGGTTCGCCGTCCCGATCCCCACTTGGCCGCTCGGTGCGATGATCATGCGGCTTGTCAGTGTATAGGCGCCGCCCACAGTCAAAGAGGAATCAGAAAAGAATTGAATAAAACCGCCGTATTGAGCGATATTAGTGGCCGTTGTGCTCTTGGCAATCCAGGTTGTGCCGTTGTACGCGCCGCCTGCCGAGAAATTAACACCGTTATCCCCAGCACTCGTCAGATATCCGCCCGCGTCCGTATCGGTCGAGGCGATGTGCATCTGAGTGGCAGTAGAGCCGGGAGTGCGGACGTCCAGCCTGTATAGCGGGTTGGCCGTTCCGATGCCCGCGTTGCCCGTGCTTAGCAGCCGGAATCCGGCTGCGTTGATATCGCTCAACCAGGGTGTCTGCCCCGGTGCCCCGGTGATCTTGCTATAGGCCAGGGACGTGATCCAGGGTGGATTGGCGTAGGCTTGCGTGATGTCGACGGCGTTGGTGATCTGCGCTGCGGTGTAGTCGCCGCTGGCCGCGACCACCGCGCCGCTTCTGCCGAATACGGTGTTGACAATAGCCGGGGCTCCGGTGATCTTGCTCCAGGCAAGGGATGTGATCCAGGCCGGGTTCGCGTAGGTCTGCGTGGTATCGACCGCATTATTGACCTGCGCCGCCGTGTAATCACCAGTGGCCGCGACGACCGCACCGCTTCGCGCAAAGACGCTCGTCACGGTGGCCGGTGCGCCGGTGATCTTCGACCAGGCGAGGGATGTGATCCAGGCCGGGTCGGCGTAGGTGCTGGCGGTCGATACCGCATTAGTTATCTGCGCCGCGGTGTAGTCGCCCACGGCCGGCAGGACGGCGCCGGTGCGCGTATTAAAGCTCGAGACGCCGGTAACGAGACTCCCCCAGCGCACTCCCAGCGTTTGGCTCGAATCCGCAAGCAATGTCTGGCCATCGCTGCCGACGGCCAGGCGCGTGGTGGTGGCACCGTGCACGATGAGGTCGCCCTTGGTGGTGGTCGGGTCGCCGAAGAAGTTGAGCGGAGTGCCGTTCATGCGGAAAACGCCAGTGACATTGACGTCGCCCGCCACATCCAGGCGATAGGCCGGGGAGGGCTGATTGAGCCCGATGAAGCCGCTCGTGCGCAGGATCGTGACTGGAGTGCCGAGCAAGGTGCCGGTATTGTCGTAACGCCGGATCTCGAAATCCGACCCGGCACTTGAGCCGCCTTCGGTGGTGGCATTTTTGCCGAGAAACCAGCGGATGATGGCGCTGTGGTCGAGAGTCAGGCCGGCTTGGCCGTTCACGCTGTCGTTGGCAGTCACAGTCCCCTGCATGGTGAGGGAACTGGTGCCGAGCGCCCCGACATTCGAGAGGTTGTAGTTGGCGCCATCGATATTGCTGATCCAGGGTGTCTGGGAAGTCGCCGGCACGGCTTTCCACGCCACTCCCAGGGTCTGCGTCGAATCGGCGGTGAGCACGAAATTGTTCGTGCCTACAGCCAGGCGTTGCGCCGCGGTCGCGCCGCGTACAATCAAATCGCCGAGGGTGGTGGTGGGATCGCTTCCGGCGGGACCGGGTGGTCCCTGCATGTTGCCGATGTCGACCCAGGTGGTGCCGTTCCAGACCCACATATGGCCGGCGGGGTTTGTTGTGGTGTAGGCATCGTTGACCGTGTTGCCGGTGGCGGGCAGGCTGGCTTGATCGGCTACGGTGCCCTTAAAGACGATGCCATCGCCGATCGGCCCCTGGGGGCCGGTCGGGCCGGTTGGTCCGATGGGGCCCGCCGGGCCGGGTGGGCCGAGGGGGCCCTGCACGCCCGGCGGTCCGGGAGCTCCGTCGGCTCCAGCGGTGCCGGTGGTGCCCGTTGCGCCAGTAGCGCCGGCGGGGCCGGTCGGTCCGGTAGGTCCCGCGGCCCCTGTTGCTCCAGCTGCGCCGGCGGCTCCGGTAGGACCGGCCGGTCCGGTGGCTCCGGTAGGGCCGATGGTTCCTTGCGCTCCCTGCGGACCGGTCGGCCCGATCGGTCCCGGGGCTCCGGTGGCGCCGGGCGGTCCGACAGTTCCTTGTGATCCGGGTGCGCCGGTGGGTCCCGGGGGGCCGGTTGCGCCGGTGGCTCCGGTTGCGCCGACAGGTCCAGTAGGTCCTGGGACGCCTTCCGGTCCTACCGGACCGGCAGCACCCGGCGGTCCCGTGGGACCCACGGGTCCCGTCGGGCCAGGTGGGCCGTCGGGTCCGGGCGGTCCCGGTGTGGGCCGGCCATCGCCCCAGGTGGCACTGAGCGCACTCTGCGGCTGAAGGACCCCGATGAGGTTATCGGCTGGGAGGGTGGCTGTAAACTGGCTGTCTGCCATCGAGCACCTGCGTTTGCGCGGCGAGCGCACTGGTTTCCCGCGTCACTTCCTGGGTCACGTTCACGGCGCCGGCCAGGATGGTTACGATATCGTTCGCGGGGGACGTGAGCTGGAGATCCCACTGATATTGGCCGGAGAGCAGGCTCGTCTGTGCATGCGAAAGAAAGAGGAGCACCGAGTTGGGCGCCTGGACGGTAGCCTGGAGTTCCGCCGCGACTATCGGATCCTGATCGGCCACATTGCGGCGGATCTGAGACTGCGCGGTGTAGCCGGTAATGTTCGCCGGCGTCATGTCCTGGTTCAAGACGGTGACGGTGGCGGCCCAGTCGTCGCCCTGATAGAGCTGCAGGTCAGCCTGCCGGGGTGCCATCGGGGCCTCCTGGGTCCGGAGCCAGAGTCTGATTGAGATCCGCCTGGGCATCCATCATGTGACGGATCGATTCGGCATGTTCTTTGGTGCCGGTGCGATGGCTCTCAGCCATCTCGCTCGCCTGATGGCGGGTGTTTTCGGCATCGACCTCCATGGCGGTGCGCCGCTCTTCGCTCGCCATCTGCGCCTGCGCGGTCGCACCCTGCTGGGCGATGCGCGTGGCTTCGAGCTGCAGCTTGGTCTGATCGGTCTGTGCCTTTTGCTGCTGTCCCTGGGTCTTGAGCTGGAGTTCGGCCTGCTGCTGTTGGACGATGGGATCCTGAGCCTGCTGCTGATTCTGCTGCTGCTGAGCTTGCGCTTGGTTGGCGGCCAGCAGTTTCTGGGAAGCCGCAGCCACCAGACTTGAGATCTGCTCTTCGACTTCGGGAGGGAGATTGGATCCGAGAGGCGGCAGTGGAACGCCGGTCTGCTGTTCGATCTGCTGGCGGTATAGGAATGCGAGATGTTCGTTGATGTGCGCCCAGGAGGCCGACTGGATGGAAGCGGCCAGTGGATTCTGGGCCAGCGCCTGGGCGAGGCGCGGATCATTCATGGCATTCATGTGAACCTGTAAATGGGCCTGATGGTTCTGCCACTCGAAGGCCTTGACCGGTTTCGAGGTCAGGAGTGCCATGTTCTCGGCTACTGGATCCATGGCCTCGACGGAGGTCTTATCGGGGACAATCTCGTCGGCATTATCAATACCTAATACTTCGAGCATGGAGCGGTGTAATAAGGGCAAGTTATAAAGTTGCGGGGCCTGCGCGCTCAACTGCAGTGCAGCCTGATACTCCATCACCCGCTGCGCCATGGTAGCCGCGGCGGGATCGGAGACGGGAATGATGGAGAGATTTTCCTGAGCATAGTCGACGGCCTTGGCGGAGCGGGGAACGCGATTGGCCGGATCGTAGTCATAAGCCGGCGCGGTGTGATCGCGGATGAGTCCGGCGATCAGAGAGAGTTCCTTCGAGAGGGTGGTGTGCAGGCGCGACTGCACGGCCGTGATCACCTCGGTGGCCCGCTCGAGCAATGCGAGGATGCTGCCTACAGGAGCGTTCGAGGCCGAGGTGGGAATATCCAGTTCGGCGATCGAGGCGAAGGATTTGCCCTCTTCGATCAGCATCTGGAGCAGCTGGAAAAGAACGTTCGACGGTTCCTTATAGGGCAGGAAGGCGATCGAGTCGAGGATCTTTCCCGCCGGCACATCGGCATCGCGGAACTCGCCGGGCTGGATTGGTTCGTTATCGCCCTTGATGCGCAGCTGTCGCGATTTGAGGCCGCCGGGGAGATTGGAGAGCGTGCCGGCATCGACCAGCTGGCGGAGGATGGAGGTGGAGGAGCGGCCGATGCCCCCGATTAAATGGACTAAGCCTAAACCATAGGCGCCCTTCCAGGGCACATAGCGATAATGGCAAAAGCTTAAGATTTTGCGGGCTTCCGGATCCTCTTCGCGCCAGTTGCGATAGAGTCCCAGTACGTGCTGAGTATCGTATTCAAGGGTGACGATATAGGGGCGCGGCTGGTCATCCCCATCGAGCATGAGGTCCACGTGGGATTCCCAGAGGGTCAGCAGATCATTGCGCGTATAGGAGGGCGCCATGCCGGCCAGGCGCACGACCTTTTCTTCCACGCGGTCGATCTGAATGGGGGCGCGGGAAAGCGGGATGTCGCGATAGAAGCCACTCCCCTGCAGGCGCTCCACGTCGCCGTAGGATTTTCGCATCACATGCGTGTAGCGCGGGCAGGTTTCGAGATTAGGAAAACCGTACGGCATTAGAAAATCATTGGCTGGAATGAACTGCGCGCATGGCCGCCGAAGCAGTGGGTCCTGATAGATCTTCTTAAACGCCGAGCCATCCACGGCGAGCGCGAATAACAGTTGCTCGCTTTCATCCCGGTATTCCGGCATCTTGTCCGTCAACCAATAATTCATGTCGGCGGCCACACGTTTGGCCTGCTGCAGTTTGCGCTCATCGGTCTGGCCCATGATCTTGGCATTGGCCGGTCCGGTGGGCGGGAACAGGCGCATGATGGACTTCGACTGAAATCGGACCGCCGCCTCCAAAATCATCGGATGAACCACACCGCAGGCGCCTGGCCAGGGCAGATCACGCTCCTCGGATTTGATGCCCAGCAGGTCGAGACCGCGGGTGAGGGCATCCTCCCAATCGCGGCGGCTCGAACGGTCCTCGTCGACCGCAAAGCGCAGGTCGGTCGAGATGGATTGGAGCGCGGATTCGGGCAAGTATTCCGCCAGGTTGGCGCCGAAGGGCGCGTCGGCAAGAGAACGCGTCCCGGCTCCCTCCGAGAGGTCGATCTCCATGGACCCATCCGGAAAGGTGGTATAGGGATCAACGTCGACGAGAGCGGCGCCAAGCCCGGCGGAAACGGGTGACGGAGGACTGATCAAAGGCCGATCAATCACGGTTTCCATAATAGCCGTTTTGGTGAATTTGTGTGGAGCAGAAAAAAGGGGCGAGACTGGCATCTCGCCCCGAAGACGATAGGACTTGGAATGTCCGAATCCGAAGACGTGCTCTACCAAAATAAGGTAACTCGGGGAAGTTCCCGAATTGTGCAAACAAAACATCACTTGATTTCGGCAGAACATCGGCGTAGACTCGACCCTGCTAGCGCATTTGTGCATAATCGTGATTTCGTATGCAGGCTGAAAGGTTTTTTGAGGAGAGCGCGCCGGGAGAAATCGAGCGCTTTTACACCATCTCGGAAATAGCGGAGCGGTGGAAAGTGCACGTGGTGACGGTGCGGCATATCTTTCGAGGCAGGAAAGGCGTCATGCAATTAGCCCCGCGAGGCCCCTGGCGTATTCCGGCCTCGCTCGTGAACGCGGTCATGAAGGAGCGGGAGTTGCGAGATGGCGAGTCGCGAGATGGAGACTCAGGCCAGGATTCATAGGACGGCCGGCGAAGCACAGCGGGCCCACGACCTGCTGGTGATGATTCTGCGCGGGCAGATCCCGCAAATGAAGCTCAACCTCGAGCAGAAGGGCACGATCATCATCCAGCTGGACGTTCTGTGCTGGATGCTGGGGCACGATCACAACCACGTCTTCGCCCATCAGATGGAACTTGCCGAGGAAGATCTGCGGAAGCTGGGCCTTGAGATCGAGGATTTCGGGAGGCTGGTGTATCCGAACCATGGAAAGGCCCATTGATAACGGGATCGAGCTGACCCCCTTCCTGCCGGCCCGGGGGCAGGCTGCGGAGCATCCCTGTCGGTCGTGCGGAACGCGGACGACGGACCTGGGGGAAATGTGTCGCGCCTGTTTGCACGAACGCTATCACCGCGAGATCGTGGCGCTCCAGGCGCATTTTTTTCATGAGCACCCGCATTTGCGGATTCAGACCGGACGCGATCGCGGCCGGCGCTTGCATCTGGTCTTCGCGACGAACAACCGCATGGGCTTTTGCGGCAAGACCGTAGTGGAAAACCTCGAGACGCGGCGCTCGATTGAATACGGCAGGCCTTTCCCGCTCGAGTTGTGTTCGATTTGCCTGCGGTGGCTGGAAGCCATGAAGAAGGGCGAGGTGGCATGACCTGGGAGATCGGGAAGGGGAATAGGAGGAATCAATGGAAGGGCTGCATTTGGTCTTAGTTATTTTGGCCTTGATTTGTTTTGTGTTTGCGGCCGTGGGCATCAGCACGCCGCGCGGGAATCTGGTGGCGGCGGGTTTGTTTCTGTGGCTGCTGTCGACGCTCGTGAGCCGCTAGGTGTGACCGTATGCGGATTCGCCTTCCCACTCCCGATGAGGAGCACCGTCCCACGCTTGATGAGGAGCGCGACTATCGGGCCGAGCACCGGGAAGACCTGCGGCAATCGCTCAAGGCTATGGAGGCTCAGCCCTCGGCGCGCTGGAGACCAGTCCTCCGGCAGATAGAGGAGTTCGATCAGAAGCGCAGGGTCGAGAGAGAGACCGCGATGCTTGAGGCGGAGGGCCGCTGGCAGCGGCTTCTGACGGATCAGGCCAGCGAGTATGCCGCGCGGGTGATCGACCGGCATGGCGGGCATCCGGAAGATTTTTCGATGATGGACCTTCTGCTCGAACGCTATGACCGGCAATACCACAAGCGCAGAAAAGCGCACGCCGGGAATTGGAGCTGGCGCTATGGCCGGCTGCTCCAGGAATGGCGAAAGGGGAATTGAAAACGAATGGCTACATCCAGAGTGGAACCGGCAGTTGAGATGGACGCACCCGAAACGAAGTCGCGCACCACGCTGCGCGTGACGTTGCCGGAGGAGATCCTGCAGCAGCTCAAACAGCGGGCTGAATCGGCGGGAGTGTCGCTCACGACCTACGCGGCTTATGTGCTGACCGGAGACATATTGGAGCGGTGAGTGGGGAGAGGGAATGAGAGTAATGGAAGGCATTGAGACACTGCTCGACGCCGCAGAGGTCGCGACAATTCTCGGAGTCTCAAGACAGTGGATCCGTGACCATACAACGCGCATTGAACCGATCATTCCGCATGTGCGGATGGGAAGGAAGGTTAGGTTTCGGCTTGCCGATATCAAGCGCTTTATCGATACGCAAACCGAAACCCGACCAAAATGGGAGCGGTCCGCCTAGTTGGGTCTCGTGTTAACCCTTTTAGAAAAGGTCTCGACGCTTTGGCGCTGATCCTCGGCGATGGGCTGCATGTAGAGGTCGCGGGTGGTGCTGGCCTGCCTGTGCCGCAATTGTGCCTGAATGGATTTATCTGTAGCGCCTTGGCTATGCGCCTCGGTAGCGAATCCGCGACGAAATGCGTGGAAGCTGAGCTTGACGATCCCGGCTGCACTGCCGGCCGGGATCAGTACGGTTTTGCGCCAGAAGCCGGGATTGATATGCGCCTTGCGGGGTGAAGCAAAAATCCAGCCTTCGGAGCTGGAATCAGGACACCATTTGCGCCACTCGTTAAGATCCCTGGCTACGTCTGTGGGGATGACCACGGGCGCGATTGACCCATCGCTCTTTGCGGGGCCGACACTGAGATCCTCCAGGATCTGACGTTCGATCATGAGCGTGTTCGTGCCATTCCAATCGCGCCATTGCAGGCCGAACAATTCGCCGCGACGCAGGCCGACGATATAAAGAATCGCCATCATCAAACGATCCCGGAAAGTGGGGGCGGCCACGATGACCTTCTGGTATTGTTCAGCCGTGATGAAGGAGCGCTGTGGCTTGCGAGTGTTCCGTGGCTTAATTAAATTGCGCGCTGGATTCACCTGGAGCGCGCCTTGTTCTTTCGCTTCATCGAGGATTGCATTGAGGTAGGTCTTGGTGTTTTTGACAACGGACTCGGAGTACTCGTTGTTTGCCAATTCGTTCAAGAAGGCCTGCATGTCCTGTTCGCGCATTTCGCTCAGAGCTGTGTCTCCGAAGCGTCTGAGGATGAAGTTGTTCATCAGGTAGTCGTACCATTTGGGCATGCTGCCACTCCAGCGTTTTTCCCGGTGCTTGCGAAATCCCTCTGGGTCTTCCTCAGTGAACCAGCGAAGGGTTTTTTTTGCTTTCAGCCCTGCTGGTATGTCGACTACCCGCCCCATAACTGTGTCACAGATTTGGAGCCATGCTTTCTCAGCGTCCTTCTTCGACTTAAGGCCAGGACCATGGTAGACCTTTGGGCCGATCTCGTATTGACCACCGTTGATTCGACGACGTCCTTCTGGTGCTTCGGGATCAGCGACGAACTTCTTCCATCGCGCCACAAACCGCACACCGTTATCTGTTCTCACTTCATCGATCCAACCGTTACCGATGGGGCCTTCGACAATTCGTTTCCTCGCCATGAATGAGCAGTTTACCACCAATCTGCCCATATCTGCCCAAAGCGCCTAAAATAGATGCCTGTAAGTTATTGATTCCTGGCGCGCCCGGCACGACTCGAACGTGCGGCCTGCTGGTTCGAAGCCAGCTTAATTTCCTTATTTTTCAATAATTTAGGATGGACTGAGGCCAATTTAGATGGGCAAAAAGTCCAATAAATGGCGGGGGTGGACGAATCTGCCCATGAATCTGCCCAAAGTCGAACGCTTTGGGCAGATTCGGAAGTCCCTCCGGTGCAACAAGCTTACGCGGGTCGGTGCAAACCGAACGCATTGCCCGTTTGGAAGAGCACAGATTTCGCTAGGAGTGATTAAAAATCACTTGATCTATGCCGATTTCCGTCCTATGCTCAAACTTCGATTCGAGACCTCGAGAGTACCGATAGGGGTTGTAAGCGCCCTAGAATCCGAATCGATCGCCGCAGGCCTCTGCGTGGCTCCTTTCTATGCTTACAATTGCTCGCTCGTAGGTGAGGAAGTGGCCGCACAGAGGCCGCGGCTTTCACAGAAAGGAGCTCTCATGACCCCACTCGAAAAAATTGCTCAAATTCAACAGCTGGGCGGCGTGCCGATATTTGACCGCACCTGGTCTGACGATGAAGAAGACGACCGGTTCTGGCGCGGATACCGCCTTGACGGCCGCTTCATCCTGGTAGTGGAATTCGCTCGCGCTCGCGGTGACTGGACTCCGTATGATGCTGAGCCCTACGCCTGTCACTTCTACGAGTTTCAACATCCGCGGGAACTCGCTGACTTTCGTGATCTGGATATCCCCGACGACATCCAACACTTGGCTGTGAGCCGCTGGCATGCTCCCTCCTTGGCCGTTGTGGTCTACGGCCCGGCTCCCGAATACCGCTTTGTCTATCCGGAGGGAGATCCCTCCTTGGGCGTTGTGGTCTATGGCCCGGATGCTTGGAGTGGGGTTCCTCCCCCGCATTCATGGTTTCTCGATTGGTATCGGTCTCAGCCTCATCCCGAGCCCCAGCATTCCTGGTTTCTCGATTTGTACCAGGGCATTATTTCTGCCGGCGATGCTGACGAGGGGGCCATCGGGTAGGCGGGCAAGGAAGGTTGCTTATGGCATTAACCAAAGAGCAGTTTTTGAACCTTATGGACCGTGCGAGTCCCGAACAAAAACTAGAACTGCTCAAGTTTTTCGATCTGACCGCGCACCACGCTGCTGCTTGCCTGCCGGAAACCCCTGAACGGAAGGCCGCGCTCGCTAAACTTGATGCGATTCTTCAAGAAGCCCTCAAAGATCCAGCAATTCACAAGACTGCGCGATCGTTTGGCATGGCGATAGATGATGAGGGAGAAACGTTCAAGATCCATTGATGTTTCACCTTCACCCACTCCGTATCGAGATCAAGCTGGGGATTCAGCCGTGAAGGCCTCGCGGCCCCGTACAGCGCGCGAGCACGACCTGATCATAGCCCGGAGGGTTCTGCGTAATTTGCGCGGATACGATCTCAATTTCTCGGAAAGGAAAGAATTGCGCCAGGCTGTGAAGACATTCATCGAGCAAACATTACACCGGAAAGTGGATCGGCAAGAACTCTGGTGGTGGAGTGATGCCGAGCTTCTGACTTACGCCGAGCAATCGCTCGCGATTCTGATTCGCAGTCAAAAAGAAAAGCGCGGTTTCACCCATTCCCCGTAGCGCGCGCCGCCGATGGGGCGTCAAACTGGGACAGGGTATGGATCTCCTTTTACTGTTGATTTTCGGCCCCGCGGTCTATGCCGCGCTTCAGGCTAGCGCCATGAAGAACGCAATCGACGTTCATAAAGAGCTGGGCTTGCCATTAGATGATTTGCGCGAGCAACTTCAAAAACCGCAGGCTCCCGAGCGGGAGCAGGAGTGGGCCGTGGTTTACGATTCAAATCAGGCCCCTATCCAGGATTGGCTCGATCGTCACCGCGACCGCAGCTGGTTTAAAGTAGCCTCCCTGCTCAAGCTGGTTCGTTGAAGATCGCCTAAATAGCCTCGGTCCACAATCCGGCCCCCACGCCGCTTGGAATAGGGACCACCCAATAGCGGCCGTCCAACCTGGTTGTACAGCTCCAGCATTTGCGGCAGGGTGAGTTGCTCATAGGAACTATCGGGGTACATTTCCTTCGCTAAACCGCTGGCGTATCCAGGCGCCTTGCTCCCCGCCGCTGATCCCGGCAAATCCATGTTTTGAATCCTGGCGTGGATCATGCGGTTCATTTCAGTCTTCGTAACTGGAGGCAGTTGGGGAGCTCCGGCAGGCGTAGGTGCAGTCTCCTCTGATGGCGTTGTTTCAACAGGTGTTGCGACAGCGGGTGTTGCTGCAGCGGGCGTAGGTAGCGGCGTCGCGGCAGCGGGCGTAGGCGACGGCGTTGTTGCAGCTGGTTCTGGTGTGGCTGTCGGCGATTGGTAGGTCAACTCCGGTGCCGGAATCTCAACCGCCGGCTTCGTTCCTGGTGGGACCAGTGGTGGGCCCGTTTCAACCGGCAGGGGATTCAGAATACGCCGGCCAATGTTGTAGACGCTCTGCTGGTCATTCGCCTTCAGACTCTTGTACGGCTTCTGTAATTGCGCCTGAGAAATGCTTTCGAGCAACTCCGCGTCCGGTTCCATTTCCGCCGGCGTCTCGGGAGCCGCTGCCTCTGGGGCAGCAGCTTCTGGAGCGGCAGTCTTTGGAGCGGGGGCTTTTGTTCCTTCCGGCACAGCATATTCCGCCGGTACGGCTCTCACGTAGCTGGGGTCCGCGGGCGGTGGCGTGATAATCGGCTGCTTCACGGGCGGCATGGGAGGCCCGGATGGCAGCTCTTTGGGCATGGGAGAAACCGTAACCGGCGGATTCCCATAGGTCCAGTTTGGATCTCCAGGGCCCGCCGGCAATTCCTGAGGCATCGGTGCAACAGTCGGCCCTCTTTGTCCGTAGGTCCAGTTGGGACGCGCCCCGCGCGCATCGACCTGGAGCGGCCGTGTCAAAGCCCCACCTGGGGGCGGAGCTCCAGCGCCACCACCACCACCGCCTCCTCCACCTGGCGGCGGCCCTCGCCGCGCCCGAATACGAGCCAGAGTATCGGCGATCTCTGCCGCAGCCCCGCGGTAGGCTCCCGGCAACACTTCGGCGCCTAATCCGAGTACCGCTCCCGCCTGGCCGCCAAGCCCTGGAGGCAAGCCGATTTTACCGGCTAAAAGCGAACCGGCAGTAGCGCCATACAGGGGGCCCCTCACAGCAGCCGGACCAACAAAGGGCTGCTTCATGCTTACCCAGGGCGTATGAAAACTGGGGAGGATGTCCACAGGCCGAATAGCGGCCTTTGCCAGTCCGGTGGCCGTTCCACGAATGGTGGCACCACCCAACTCCGCCAGGTTGGCTAATGGGGGCAAAATTTTAGGCGCCAATTTGGGGCCAAGCATGCTGGCGGCTAGAAAGGTTCCGTGACCAAATCCCCTGGCATAATCGCCGTTCTGAAAGTCATTCGCAACTTGCTGCGTTTGCCCTCCGAACAGGGGAACGGCCCCCGCCAGGTGATACGCCATTTGACCGTAATTGCCATGTTGCCAGGCGTCACTGGCCTGGTTGAGTTCATTCACGACCCGCCCTTTTCCCAAGAAGGGGTCGAGAAGTTCATGGGCTCCGCTCGTGACCATGCTTCTCGCTATCTCTCGAGCCTGATCGTTTTGATTCGGGTCATTACTGATAATGCCGCGGCCGATGTCCACGAACGGTTTGACTCCCTCATAAAACGCGCCCGCGAAATTGCCCACCGCATTGCGGAATTGTTCCTCTTCCGGAGAACGCGGTGGCGTTACAGTTTTGGTTGCAGGAGTTTGCGCCACATCGGTGTAGAAGTTGTACCGATCCGGGTAGGTTTGCTTTACGGATGCTCCCACCTGAGCATCGGTAAACTTGTCAAACTTACCGGGAAATTGCGCCTTCATGGTGCGGCCCAAATCTTCAATGGTAGGCATCAGGGTTTAATATTCTTCAGTACGGCATCGGGATCGACCTGCGACCCGATGAGTTTGTTGGCTTCCTCCGGATTAGCCGCCAGGCGCCAGTCTCCATTCGAGAGTTGAACCGGAACGTAACCACGATTGATCTTGTTCACGTCCTCCTGCGCCCGAGCTGCTTCCTGGTTCTGCTCCGCCGTGCTCTTGGCTCCCAACAGGCGAGTGGAATGCCACTCGAGCAATTGCTGGCGCGCCTGCAATTTGCTGAGTGTGTAATCGGCTAATGCGCGAGTGGCATCCAGCTGCTGGTCCGTAAGCTTGACCCCGCTTTTCCATCCCTGCAAAAGCGCCTTCATTTCGTCCCAGTTGGAGCGGCCATGGATATATTGGTTGATCTCCGGGATATTCACGCGAACATTCGAACCGGCGCCACCAACGATTGTGCGGATGGCATCGATCGGAATTAAGGATGCCGTTGTCGGATTGACGTTACGCAACATTTCCTGCAACGCAAGTAGGGGCTCCATCTGTTTGTTAACCCCGTCCTGCAATTTGACGATCTCCTGGCGGTTCTGATGGTAACCGGTCATGAGCTGCTGTTGGCCCCGATATGTTTGCGTGTCGTCGTGAACCTGCTGCCTGAGTTCCTGGGCCTGGGGATCAGTGAAGTGACGTTCTTTGGCGTAACGCTGCTCTGCTTCATCCTGCTCATCTGCATTGATCTGAGCCCATGGTTTACCCAAATACTTTTCGGCATATCTCTGAAATGCATTCAGGTTTTGCTGCCGCCCGGCTTGCTTCAGTTCTGTGAGCGTGGCCATGTTTGCCGCATTAAACGTCTCCGGTTTGGTCGGATCGATACCGGCTTGATAAGCATAGGGAATATCCGCCGCCGCTAGCTTAATCGGCACCGTTTGCGTCTTCGATATCCACTTGCCCTGGCCTGGGTTGTCCGGATCTTCGTGGAACGCGTAGCCGGATACTGCCACAGGCTTTCCGTCGGGAGGAGCATTCGCTGCTCCCTCGGCCCCCGGAAGTTTGATCAGCTCAGCCCACACGCGGCGCTTGCCATTGAGCACGGCGCGGGCATCTGTCGCCTGTTGCGTGGCCACCTGTCTGGCAAGAGCAGCGCGGCGATCCGCCTCGTGAACGGCAAGCGTCGCCTGCTGGCCGCTCAGCGTGCCTTCTTCCTGCAGTACGCGCAGCGTGTTCGCCAGTTGCTGCTGCTTCTGCTGATCCATGGCGTTCACGCCCCCTAGCAGGCCCTGGCCGATATTGGTCATGGCGTGCGGGCTGGTTCCCGCCATCATGCCGGCCCCCATGCGCAGCAGTAGATCGCCAATAGGAGGCCGCTGTTGCAGCTTGCCGTAAAGAGTTTCGAGGCGCGACTGATTCAGCTGGTTCTGCTTCTGGAACTGTTGCCACCAGGCCATATCATCTGGACCGCTTGCGGTTGCGAGGCCTGTCGGTTGAGTCGTGTCGGCCGGGGCAGGAGGAGCGACTGTCTCGCTGGAAGTTTGAGGAGACGTAATGCCCATCCAGTCTCCTTGCGGAGGCAGCGGCTGCTCGGGCGCCACTTGAGCTCGAGCAGATTCAGCGATTTCTTCAGGAGTCGCTTCACGCCAGCCGGGAGATTCAGGCGCTTCCCGGTCAGCTTCCCCCCGAGCTTCGGCGCCCTGCGGCGTCACCTCCTGGGGCGCTTCGCGATCGGCTTCTTCCTCGGTTTCGGGAATCTGCGGTGTTTGATCGTTCTCGTCACTATCACCGTCAGCACCACCATCGTCAGCCCCACCGCCATCGCCACCATCATCATCTCCGCCATCATCAAATCGAGCGGCGAATGGATCGCCGTCACCGCCATCGTCCGCGCTGCCTAACTCCGCGGCGTATGGGTTGTAATCCCGGCCGTCCTCGTCCTCTTCGAACTCACCGCCCTTCTGCATGCCTTTTCCGCTCAGCTGATCGAGCGGCACATTCGTCGGGACGCCCAGCCAGGTGCCTACGGTCGACGCGTAGTGATAGGGCGAGTTGTGATCCGCCGCCGGCGCATAGCCGGGATAGACGCCCTTCTTGCCGGCGAAGAACTGATTGAGAGTGAGACCTTCATCGACTAGTTTCGAAACGTGTTGCTCGAGCGCGCGAAAACCGGCGGCGGCATCGTGGAATACCGCAAAACCTCCGCGCGAGTCTGCCTGGTTCGCAGCCCACCGAAGATTCCCGGGGTTATTATTCCGGTGGGCTACCGTCCCCGGATAAAAACCTTCAAAGCGCGCAATGGCTTTGGTGAGACGGCTAATCAGGTTGGGTTGCGGCGCGGCGGCGGCTTCGGTGGTGCTGGCGGAGGGGGCGGCTGCTGCCGCGGGGCTGGCTGTGGCTGCTCCGAGACCGAAGGGGCGGAGGTCGGTGACGTCGTCTTCTTGTTCATCTTCACCATCGTCTCCCACGCCTCCCGACCCAGAATCTTCCTCTCCATTGTCCTCAGGCTCACGTTCAGCGCTATCCTCGTCGGAGTCTTCACCGTCGTCTCCACTGTCATCCCCATCAGACTCCTCAGTGGCACCCCCAAATTGACGCCGCAAATACGACGCAGTGGGGGCGTCTTGAGCGGTTTCAGCCGGCCCATAAATCCCTCCTTCGCGATAGCCCGGCAACAGCATGCCGCTCGCCCATTGCTGGCGCCGGCCCAGCTCGGCCAGATAGTCCTGATCGTTTGAGTCGTCGACCAGGCCGCCTTCCTGCATGGGCTGCGGCGGCGGTGGTTGAAAATTCTGCGGCGGAGTCCCCGGTGGCGGTGCCGCGGCGCCCAGCCCGCTCGGCGGCTGTCCCTGAAAACTGACCGGCGGCATGCCCGGAGGCGCGCCCGCCGGCGGCGGCGGCATGCCGGGACCGGCCGGAGGCATCTGATGCGCGTTCAGCGATCGAAGCGTATCGTCGAGAACCGTGGACTGCTGCCCTTGCGTTTGGGAACCGGACCGCATGAGCGAGCGCCGCTGTGCCTCGGCCAGCACCAGGTAAGGCGGCACCGCGCCCGAGGGCTGCTGCAATTCCTGTTGCAACTGCGTATCGGAAACGTGCTTCAGTTGATCAGAAAGCTGAATGAGGTTGGTGGCCATCGGTTCACGCTGCCAGTAGACGGGCCAGGCCATGGACCGGCTCGGCTTCTCTCGAGAAGGACGTGAGCGTCCCACCCTTGGGCCGCGGCACGAAGTGGCGCCGCTTCATTTGAATCATGCCGCCCTGCGCTTTGGTCAGACCTTTCTCCCGCAGAATGCTCAGAATCTGCCGGCGATCGGCAGGGGCATCGGAATGGACCGCGCCGCCTTGACGGTAATTACCACTCATGATGAGATCTTCGGGATTATTCGCATTACCGCCGCCGCCGCCAAAAAGACCCGCCAATCCTCCGAGTGCCCCTACTCCTCCAAATCCGGAAGCGATGCCGGCCGCTCCCAGCGCGCCCCCGAGGATCTGACTAAAGATGCTCGGGCCGGGCGTAGTCAATTGGGTCGTGCCCGTCTGCGTGCCGGTGGTCGAGTAGGGCAACGGCTGCTGCGTGAGCCCACTCAATTCCCAGCCGGCCGCCTGCATCGGGAACATGATCGATTGCAGCCATTGCTGGTATTGCGTATCGGCCTGCTGCTGCGCATAGCCCTGCTGCGATTGCGCCGGCGCGGCCATGGAGGCCAGGTTGTTCAACTGGTTGGCCATGTTGTTCTGGCCGATATTCATCACCTGATTGGCCGCGGTCTGCTGCGCCTGTTGCGCTCCCAGATTGAGCCCCATCTGGCTCTGCCGCAAACCTTCCTGCTGCTGCGCCGCACTTAAGCCCAACTGCCCGCCGAACTCCTGCCCCTGCAGGCCCATCTGATTCTGCGCCAGCGCTGCCGACAATCCGCCCTGATACTGCAAGCCCAGCGACTGCATGGCCGCGGCCTGATTGGCCAGCGCCGCCTGCAGGCCCTGTCCGGCCGTGAACTCTCCGCCCTGCAGGCCCATCTGCTGCGCCGCGAGTCCCGCCTGCAGGTTCGCTGCCTGATTCAACTGCTGCGCGGACATGCCCATCTGCGCATTGGCCAGACCAGCCTGCATCTGCTGTCCGGCCGAGAACTCCTGCGCCTGCTGATTGGCGATAGCGGACTGCAAGCCCGTGGCTTGATTCAATTGCTGCGCCTGCATGTTCTGCGTCGAGCCCAGTTGCTGTACGCCGAGCAGCGCGGCCAGATTCTGCGAACCTACGGTGAGACCGGCCTGCTGATTGGCGAGCGCCGACTGCAGTCCCGCCGCTTGATTCAACTGCTGCGTTGTCAGTCCCGTCTGCGCCGACAATCCTTGGGTTTGGAGTGCTGCGGAAAGATTCTGCAGATTGGACTGCTGCTGCATTTGCTGGTTGGCCAGCGCCGCCTGCAGCCCGCTCTGTACATTGAACTGCTGGCCCTGCAGGCCGAGAGCCTGCTGCGTGTTGAACTGTTGCTGCGCCTGCTGGTAGGCATTCTGCAAGCCGGTGGCCTGGATCTGCGAGGCGAGTTGTTGATAGCCAATCGAAGTGTTGGCCGCTTCCACCGCCTGGCGGGATCCGCCAAAGGCCCCGGCCTGGGCCGCCTGCGCGCTCTGCTGCTCGAGCTGCTGTTGCTCCTGCGTCTGCGCCTGCGCCAATTGCGCATTGACCACCTGCTGCACGTAGGGGCTCATGAAGGACGCCGCCACGCCGGGATCGGTAAAGGACCGCGTCCCGACCTGTGCCTGCGGCGCTACATTGCCGGCCGCCTGCATCTGGAGGTCACGGATCTGTGGCGCTGTAACGTTCTGCGCGCTGACGTTCTGCGCCGGCCCCATCTGATACTGCTGGAGCCGCGGTGCCGCTACTTGCCCCAGGCCGCTGATATTCGCGATCGCTCCGGGCGCCTGCACGCTGAGCGCGCTCACCTGATCCGGCCTCACATAGTAGGAGGAGGCCAGACCGCTCACGGCCGGACCGGATGCTCCATACGGGCCGCCCTGTCCCGAGCCGGGGGCTCCCACCCAGACCGGAGACGCCGTTTGAAAGACATTCTGCTGCGCGTAGCCGGTGGGAAGATTGCCCGGCGCAAATGTGCCCGCGCCGAACTGCGGCAGGTTGATCCCTTGCGGATTGACCTGCATACCGCCGGCCTGGTTGTAGAGCTGCCCTTCGGTGCCCTGTAAGCCGGAATAATCGGGCAGCGTGTTTCCCCCGCCGGCCGTATTCCAGTACTGCGACATCAACTGGCCGGGCGGGGCCACGGCCTGTCCCGGATACTGCGGCGGATTGTTGATGTAGTAGTTGGCGAGGCCCTGGACCGTGCCTTCGAGATTCCCGTACTCGGCCATGACGGCCGGGTTGGGATTGTAGTTCTGCGTGGTCTGCTGGTTGACCCTTTGCGTGGAGGTATTAGAGGACTGTTCTCCGGTCATCGGCCTCCTTCGCGAATAAGAATTACGGAATCTAAAACGAAGCTGTGTCGAGCGAGCAGCCGCTCCCAGCCCTTCCGCCCCGTAACGCGGAATTCATCCACGCCCTGCTCGCGTCCGAACTTCACGAACGCCTCCACCAAGGGAACGAGCCAGTCCTCGACGCGCGCTCCACCAGCCAGCTGAATGCAGCAGGAGCGCTTGCCCGAGGGCTGAAGGAGAACCTCGCTGATGATGGCCGCTTCCATCCGGCCGTCGATCACAGCCACCCAGAGCTGATGCGTGCGACCGAGGATCCAGTAGAGGATGTGGTCCACCGTGAAGCGGCCGCGCTCCCGATCGACGGCCTTCTGGAGCAAGGGCCGCACAGGATCCCACACAACCTCGAGAATCTCGGGAAGGATGCGCTGGATGTGAACGACCGGAGGCCGCACTTGAACGTCCGGCTGTTCCTGTAGGTGTTCCGGCGTCATTAGAAAATCCCGCTGAAGCGCGTGCCGCGTTTGGCAATGCCAGAGCCGCGCGTCTTCATCCGGCCGATCGGGCCTCCCTTGGCTTTGGCTTCGGGCTTCTTCGCTTCGGGTTTCTTCGAAGAGGCTCGTTTAGTCGGCTTCTTGTGCGCAATGATGATGGTGGTCGAAAAGACCGGAATCGGCAGGTGCTTCGGACCGTCCTCCTTGGGCCCGGCCGCGGCTGGATGCGCAGGACCGACGGCCAGAATGGCTTTCGGCCGGCGCCTCAGAATTCCACCACGGGCTTTTTTGGGTGGACTGTATTCGCCCGCATCACGGAAGCGGCCGCCAGAGCGACCGCTGGGCGCATTGTCGTCTGCATCGTCATCGTTATCGTTGCTGGGATCCGATGTCCCGGGATCTGGATTCGGTTCTGTCGCTGGAGGGGGGCTCGGTTGTGTCCCTGGATAGATAACCTTGGTCTTGGCGCCTCCCAGAAATGGCGGAGTCTGAAAATCGGGCGCCTGCTGGAGTGCATTCATTTCCTTCAGCACATCCATGGGGCTCATCTGCTGCGACCCGGTAAGCAGTCCCGCCTGACGCAAATTAGCCAACTCACGACTCAAATCCGGCATCGCCGGCATGGGCGGCAGGGCATTCATGCCGCCATACTGGAAGCCCGGCGTCATCGCCTGGCGCCGTTGCCGGCGCAGTGTGGCTACCGCCAGCGCGCGCGCTACCTGCGGGTGCACCGGCTTGGGTGCCGGCGCTTCGGCCAGCGCGGCTTGTGCCTGGGGATCGGAAAGCAGTGCGGCTTTACCAATGGCCGCATCGCTCGGCCCGTTGCCTCCGGTCTGGAAACGGCGCTTGGTGCTCATAGCGGGGCTCCCGAACGCTCCGGCGAGATAAACCCGTGGAGATGGCTGCCCGGCCCGAGGCGCCGCGCCTTACGGCGGAATTGCGGCAGCGTGAGCCGGTCGCGGCGGAAACTCACGCGCTCAAAACCGCGGCCGAACTTTTCCGCATACGGCCGCCAGCCCTTGCGGCACAGAAGGCGCAGCTCGGTGCAGTCCAGCTGTCTGGCGAAGGCCTCGATCTCGGTGATGGCCGGCTCAATCCAGCGGCCAATCGAATGCTCCGTATAGGAAGAGCTCGCCGCTAAGTGAACCTGCAGCACATGCCGCTCGGGAAGATTCCAACGGTCCGGGCGATCGTCCTTCAAGGGCCGGCCGGCGCGCGGCTTCAGCTTCATGGGCGGATAGCGGTGCTTCTCGGTCAGGATCACGCCCGCCATCACGTGATGCACGTCGCCGACCGCCACCCACAGCTGCTTTTTGCCCAGGCCCAGGTCTTTATAGACCTCGCCCAACTTCAGCTGTGGACAGTCCCGGAGCAGGTAGCTTACATCCGTCCAGAGCATGTGAACGGCATCGGCCTTGACCCGACAAACACGAAATGGATCCGCCGGCATTTATAGAGAAGCATACACCCGGAGCGCACCCGAAATTCTGACATGTCATCGAAATGTATGCGCCGATTGGCGTATACTTCCCACTGATGCCAGTACACGGAAAGCATCACCCGGCGCCGCCGGAAGCGGAGACGCATCGGAAACAAAAGACCGCGCCCAAAAGCGTTCTGCCAGAACCCGTGGAGGTTTCGAAGGGTTCCCACCAAACCGCTGCCATTCTGGAGGACCCGCATCTCGAACAGTATTTCGAACAGGAGGTTGAAATGTCGGCAGTCGCACCACCGCCCCCCAATGGCGCCGAAGAGCTACTCGCTTCCAGCCAGCAGTCCGGCCCCACCCAGCAGGCCTCGCTCGCCGGTACGGCCTACGTCGCGCCGCCCACCGATCCATCCGGCGTGACGCGCTTTTCCGGACCTGTCTATTCGGGCAAAACCAACCCCGGCATGACGCTGCTTTCGAAGCGCGTCTATATCGACGCCTCCAAGGGCGGCAGTTTCAATGCGCAGATCACCTTTCCGGCGGGGGCCATCCTGCTGTGGGCTGGAGTCAGCGTGCTCACCGCCTTCGCCCCCGTAGGAGCCACCGTATCGATCGGACTCACCTCGGGCGCCGCCGATGTTATGGCGTCCGCGGCCGTGCCTACATCCGGCACGGTCATGTCGGCGCCCATCATCAGCGCTCTGGCCAATGGCATCGCCTGGTTCAACTACGCAGCGGGCGCATCGACTGCCGGAAAGGCCACAGTCTTCCTGGTCTACTTGTGGCCGCAGTTCCCGGGCACAGAAGTGGGATAAAGCTTATGAAAGTCACATTAAAGAAGGGGTTCCGACATCTGGGCCAACAACTCAAAGAGGGCGACGAGTATATCGGCGATCCTGCCGAGATTGTTGCTCTCATCACGCAGGGATATGCCGACGACCCGGGCGGCTTCAATTGGGGCTGGACAACCCAACCCGGCCAGTCGCCGCTACCCGGGCCTGGGACACCGTCGCCAACCAATCCATCCTAATGCCACTCGATGCCCAGGACAAAGTGTGGCTCGAGCGCCTCGAGGGTCTGCTCGACAAGGCGGCCGCGCGAGCTGGCACCACGTCGGCCCAGCAAGCCCTCCGCAGGGGCGGCGCGCAGTTTGCTAAGGCTGCTCTCGAGGTCTCTTCGGACGCCGAGTGGCGCACTCAGATCATGATCCTGCTACGCCAACTCGCCCTACTCCTCGCCTCGGCCCCGGCCCCGGATCGCGAGGCGGCGGTCGCGGCCCCGCAGGCCGAACCGACCGATTGAGATGGCCGAAGCGCCGGCGCCCAACGTGATCACGCTGCGGCGCACCAATACGCTCACGCTCAAAGCCCTCACTCCTTATCAGCTCGTCGCCGCGACACCGGGGGGCTGCTACTTCTACATCCTGAATTTGGGGCCGGGCACTCTTTATGTTCGCTATGAAGCAGCGCCCACCGGGCCCGATTTTCAGGATCCGGCCGCCTTCCCGCTGCCGGCTAATTCGCCTATTCTCCAGCTGTACGTGACCGGGACCGCCGGCCTGTTCGTTCTGGCCGATACCGCCTCCAGGGTCGGGGTGCTTTCGAGCTTGCGCTAAATGGCGTATCCCGGCAAGAATCCCGACGAACTGCGCTACTTTATCGAGAACTTCGACTTCCTGCCGGAGCACATTAAGAAGTCCGTCCGCGAGCGCCTGGAGCGCCTGGTTCGCGGCGAGCCCCTCCCCAGCGTGGCGCGTGACAATTTTCTGGCCTTCGTGCGGCAAATGTGGCCGGCCTATATCCACGGCCGGCACCACGAAGTCATGGCCGAGGCCTTCGAGCGCATTCACGCAGGCACGCTCAAACGCTGCATCATTAATCTGCCGCCACGCTCCACCAAGTCCAAATTCGCGAGCGTGTTCTTTCCGGCCTGGTATCTGGGCCACTTCCCCAATCACAAGATCTTCCAGGGTTCACACTCGACCTCGCTCGCTACCGACTTCGGGCGTGAACTGCGCAACCTGGTGGCGTCCCCTGAATACCAGCAGGTCTTTCCCGGTATAACGCTCAGTCAGGATGCGCGCGCGGCGCACCGTTGGCTCACGCGCCAGGGGGGCGAGTACTTCGCCATTGGTAAAGGAGGCGGTGCCGCCGGCCGCGGCGGTAATCTCGTCATCATCGACGACCCGCACTCCGAGCAGGACGTGCTCAAGAACCCTAAGCAGGAGTTCGAGAAGACCTGGTCCTGGTACAAGACCGGCCCGCGTCAGCGCCTGCAGCCGGGCGCCACCATTCTGGTCGTCATGACTCGCTGGGGCGTGATGGATCTCACCGGGCAACTGGTCAAGCAGGCCTCCGAAGTGGAAGATGACGTCGAGCAGTGGGAAGTAATCGAACTGCCGGCACTGCTGCCCTCGGGTGATTCACTGTTTCCCGAATTCTGGCCCAAACAGGAGCTCGAGGTCACGCGCGCCATCATGCCGCCGGCGCGCTGGGCGGCCAACTATCAGCAGGCTCCCACTTCCGAAGAAGGCGCGCTCATCAAGCGCCAGTGGTGGCGCAATTGGCCGGAAGTCAGTCCGCCGGCCTGCGAGTATCTCGTGCAGTCCTGGGACACGGCCTATAGCGAAGCCGACAGCTCGAATAGTTCGGCCTGCATCACCTGGGGCGTATTCAATCGCCGCACCTATGATGATCCGCCGCGCGTCGAAGCGGGCGTGATCCTGCTCGATCGCTGGGTGGGCCGCATTGGCTTTCCGGATCTCAAGCGCAAGGCCAAAGAGCTCTATGAACAATGGAAGCCGGATAGCTTGGTGATCGAGAAGAAGGCTACCGGCGGACCATTAATCCAGGAACTCTATCGCGCCGGCATTTACGTCTGGGAGATGGTCCCCACGCGCGCCCGCGATAAGGTCGCGCGCACCAATGCGGTCGCCGATCTGTTTTCGTCGGGCGTGATCTGGGCGCCGCTCGGGCGGCGTTGGGTGGAAGAAGTGCGCGAGGAGATGGCGGCCTTCCCCAATGGCGCCGCGGACGATCTGCACGATGCCGCGGTATGGGGCCTGCTGTTCCTCAGGCAGGGGAATCTGATCCGTTTGGGAAGCGATTGGGAGGATGACGAGCCGCCCACATCGCGGCGGCGGGCGGCGTACTATTAACCTCGTGGTGTATGCTTGCTTGTAATGGCAGAGCTCCATCGGCTGTGGTCCTTTAAAGAAGCTGACTTTCGTTGGAATGACTTCTTCAGTCTTCTGCGCAGTCAGGGTATTAACGCCAACCAGGTCCGCCGCGATCTCGAGCTGGATCGGAAGGGACTATGGTTTTCCGCAGTGCTGGACCATCGATCCGGGCGCTCACGCCTGATTGCGGCCATCTTGACCTGGCTCGACCCCCATTCCCCAAACACACTAATCATTCACCTGGCAGCTGGCCGCGCGATCGAGACCTGGATCGATGTGGCGGCGCTGCGCTTAATCACATTCGCCAATGAACATCTCGGCTTGAAGGAGGTCCGCATCTTTGTGCGCAAGGGCTGGAAGAAATACGCCCAGCACTTTGTCCGCATCCTTCGGAGGCGCCGCGGGAAAGCCCGGCGACCGCTTCCTCTCGTCATTGAGCGCGATCGGCTCACTGCGCGGGAGAAGCGTCTCCAGCCTGACCAGCGAATTTTACCTCCAGCGCTCCCGACCTCGCTGGCGGTGTACTATTGAGGCACCATTCCGTCTACAACCAGCTCTTCTGCCCGATACGCACTGTCGCGATCGAGCACGATGGCGTAGAGCTTTTCCGCCTCGGCGACGGCCGACACCCGAGTGTGGAATCCGGTCGAGAGCAGGATCGTCGCCATTAAAGCCAGCAACTGATTTTCACTACTCAGGAACTGCTTATTCTTCTCTTCCAATCGTTCCTCGTTCGTTTCCATGTTGCTCACCTTTACCCAGTTGACTATGCCATACTACGGAAGACTTACACATTGGACGACAGGGGCCGTGCCTGTTCCCTCAACGGCGTCCAGCATGGCCTCGCCCCTCAACGATCCTGTTTCTCCACCACCGCGCGCATGTAGTCGTGCGCGATTTTGGCGCCGTCCTTGTAGCCGTGCCAATAAGAGAAGCGGCCCGCCACCGCGACCGCGCCACCCACCAGGCCGCCGCCGAATCCGCAGAGGAACGCGGCCAGCGCAAAACGCCAGTGCATCCAGAGCCATGTCATCCGGGCGGCTCCTTCGGGCGGTACGCCTCCGGGATTTCGTACTGCTGGAAATGCGGGTTGGTGCGGTTTAGCCGGTTCACGAAGTCGATCCAGCGATAGAACGTCTCCTCATTCCCCTTTTTCAAGGCCCCTAGCGAGAAGCCCAGTATGTGTATGAGTTGCTCGTAATTCTCACGGCTCATCTCGACGGTCACCCGGCCGTCGCTTTCGGTGTAGGTGATGGGTTCGTTCATAGGCTGATTTTGCCTGCCAGCGCTTCAGCGCCGATGCGGCTGAGCCGGTGATCCGGCGGCGCGCTGGTCCGCCATTCGTCCCATAGGATCATGGCCCGGCTGCGTCTGAGCGCAAGGCGCGGATGCCGGCGGATCGACCAAGCGTACTTTCTGAGCCACAACGGACACGAGGGAGTCACACGCGTCACAATGCGCCGGTCGATGTCGATCAGCAGCGGCGAGCCCATGCGCCAGTTCATGGCTTCGCTTCCCGCTGGCGGTACGCCTCCGGAATTTCGTACGGCCGGAAATGCGGGTTGGTGCGGTTGAGTTGGTTTGTGAAAACGATGAACTGCCAGAAGAGCCACTGGTTGTCGGCCTGCGCAGCCCCCGCCGCATAGCCCAGCATGCGTGTCA